TTAATTCGCCTGGCGGTTATGTGGATTCTTGTATGCATCTAATTGATGTTGTGAAGCAATCACGTATTCCAGTGTATACATACGGCATGGGATCTATCGCAAGTTGTGGTGTAATGCTGATGATGTCTGGTGTTAAAGGACATCGTTATCTAACACATAATACCGCAGTGATGTCACACGAATTCAGTGGTGGTACACAAGGTCAGTATCACGACATGATAGACAGTCACAAGCACATGAATTGGACAAATAAAAAACTGCTAGAGCATTACAAGAAATGCACTGGTAAGTCTGAAAAATATATCCGTGAGTTTACATTAGCACCTAAGACAGATCATTGGTTAACACCAGATCAAGCAGTAAAGCATGGTATTGCCGATAAAGTGATCAAAACATATTAAAAGGTATCAGAATGTTAAACAAAATATATAGCATGATTGGTCACTTCTTTTTGAGGCGTACTGATGAATATTGGGAAGATCGTGACTTTAACGAATCAGGCTCATCTGTCAAAGGCACACGCTACACTGGTTTAAATAAATATTCTAGTCATAAACTCACACCTGATACAGAACCATCATACAATATTCGTATATATTCTGCAAAAGGTGGTAGGGTAGTTGAATGCCATACAAGTACTACTCAGGCTAATCAGCAATTCAAAAATGAAATTATAGACTTATATGTAATACCAGATGGTACTGAATTAGTTGACGAACTAGGTAAAATTTTAATGATGCATTCCTTGACAAAGAAGTAGAAGTAATGTATAATATCTTATTAACAACTTAAATTAGGAACAGCATATGGCTAAGGATTTATGGGTCGAAACTTATAGACCAACAACAGTAAAAGACTACGTATTCAAGGACGAGACTCAACGTAAGCAAGTACAGAACTGGATCAGTGATGGTGGTATTCCACACTTATTGTTCAGTGGTAGTCCTGGAACTGGTAAGACGACAATAGCAAAAGTTCTTATCAACGAACTTTCTATTGAAGATGCTGACGTACTATACATTAACGCTAGTCGTGATAATGGTGTGGAAATGATTCGTAAGAAGATCACCGCATTTAGTGAAACAATGCCTTGGGGTGATTTCAAGGTCATTTTGTTAGATGAGGCTGATCATATTTCACCAGAAGGTCAAGCAGCATTGCGTGGTGTAATGGAACAGTACCATGCTAGTGTTCGATTTATCTTAACATGCAACTATCCTAACATGATTATCCCAGCATTGCATAGTCGTTGTCAAGGTTTCCATATTGAGAAACTAGATCAAACAGATTTCACAGTGCGTGTTGCAGAAATTTTAGCAGACAATAATGTTGAATTTGATATTGATACATTAGATGCAATGGTTCGTGCGAATTATCCCGATTTACGTAAGACGATTAATACGGTACAAATGAGTATTGCAGACAATCTATTACAGAAGCCTGTTGATGATAGTGGTGCTAGTGCAGTATGGCGTTTGGAAATGATTGATCTATTCAAAGCGGGCAACCTCAAACAAGCACGACAACTGATTGTGTCTAAAGCGCGTGCAGACGAATATAATGAAATTTATACTTGGCTATATCGTAATCTTGATTTGTATACATCAACTGATGAACAATATGATGCGTGTGTGCTTGCTATCCGTAATGGTTTAGTAAAGCATACTCAAGTGGCTGATGTAGAGATTAATTTATCTGCAACAATGATTGAACTAGCACGCGCATTATAATGAAGTATGTAAATGTAGTTAAATCTTTCTTTATTAGGAATACATTATATTCTTTCGCAATGGGCATTCAGTTGATTGCGTTGATGGTTAGTGATAATTTAGGCGAAATAGTTTACTGGATTGCGGTTTTCATGTATGTGATAGCAGTTTTACTTATGATATTTCCGTTTCATTATAAATCATATAGAATGTTATACGATATCTACAGTAAATTTCCAACTTGGTTACAGCCGCACCCACCATCTATCCCGAACTGGATGCGTAGAACTTTTAAGACTAACATACCTGATGGATGGAGTACAGTCGTATTACCAGAAAGAAACATACATGAAGAATACACTTCATACTCTGATTGGTGTGAAGATAACGTTATAGGTAGATATTATGTGGGACAACGATATATCAATCCAGACAACGCAAAATTCAATTCATGTAAGGTTTACTTTGAAGATGGAAAAGACGCACTAATGTTTAGAATTGCAAATGCATAATGAGACTCCTGAGGAGTCTTTTTTTGTTTTGACATAAATAGTATTAACAGGGAGAATATTATAGTGACAAAGGATTTTTTATTTTGGTGGTTAATTTTCGTAATTCAACTGCTTGCACTTGGGACAGCATACTATTATGATTTACATATATATGTATTTCAAAATGATCAAACATATATTTCGTTTGCATTGTTAGGACTATGGTTTTTAACAAGTGTTAAAATTGGGCATAGGTCTTATACCCGTTCTACCACATCTGATGAAAAATATTGGTTCATAGCAGAAACCTGTATGTCTATTGGTATGATGGGTACAGTTCTTGGATTTATTCTTATGTTAGATGGTAGTGACTTAGGTTCATTAGACCCATCTAATATTCAATCAATGAAAGATGTAATCGGACAATTAGCGAATGGTATGGCAACAGCATTGTTGACTACATTAGTTGGTCTGATAGCGTCTGTCTCATTACGATCTCAACTTATATTACAGGATAATAATAATAAATGAAAGAGAGATATAGTTCTAATCTCGCATTTAATGACATATTATTTAACGCCTTATTAGGCTTTGTAACGTTATTCATTCTAGTGCTAGTACTAATAAATCCTATTACAAAACAGGGAGATATACCTGCGTATGCAGAAATAATGATAATCCTTGAATGGGATGGTCAGGTTTCTGATGATATTGATATATGGGTGATGGGTCCAGGTATGGAATTTCCATTGAGTTTTCAAAATAAAACTAGCGGATTCATGCATCTTGATAGAGATGATTTAGGATCCACATCTGATACAATCATGGTTGCTGGTGTACCAAAAATAATAAGAATTAATAGAGAAGTAGTTAATATGCGTGGTATAATGCCCGGTGACTATTTTATTAATGTACATATATACGGAAAGTATCCCACAGACAAACCAACATTGTTCACAGTTTCATTAGTGGACATTAATCCATATAAAGAAGTAATTCACATACAAGAGTATGCAACCAAGAAAGGTGAGATATTCAAAATGCCAGCGTTTACAGTGGATAATGAAGGTAATATATCAGATATTTTTATCAGTGATATGGTAATACCACGTGTTAATTCTGGATCTTCTGTTACAATACCTTCACCTAGAGAGACAAGACCTTCGCCTGGCGGGGCAAGATAAAGAGGATAAGTATTATGTATAGTGTATTAAATGTAATGAATGTAGATATCATGATCGTGTTGTATGTTATTGGTTTGTTTTTACTAGTAGTAGTATGCGTGTATGCACTAATACAGAGCAAAGCAAATAGGTTATACACATTTATTATTATTCCAACAGCGTTACTAATGTCACTCTATAGTTGGCAAGCGATAACTGCATTGCAAGGAATGCCAATATATGGTTTACCATATAATAAAGAGGTACAATTATTATATGCATACGATGAAAAACCTTGGATATACTTACTATTGTCAGAACCAACTAAGTACGTTGGTCCCAAATTATATAAAATAGATTGGAGTAAAGAAAATTTACAGAAGGTAAAAGAATTAACTGGTGCTGATGGTAAATCTCAACCACAAGGAAAGTTCAAGAAAGGATTAAACGGTGAAGCAATGTCATTCATAATGTCTAATATAGATGATAATGGACAAAGCATACTGAAAGAAGTACCAAAACCGCGTAATATAGTAATAAATTAACAAGGAGTAAGTCTATAATGGATGCACCACAGGCAGTATTATTAGTAGCACATTATGTAGTATCATTATTTGGAATACAATTGGGTAATGGAGTAATGAAATCATATCCATTTCCAACAATGGAAATTTGTGAAGTGTATAAAGGTAGAATGAATAGCGAGTCTACGCTTGATATGGAATATAGGTTAATCACACGTACAGATTGTGTGACTATGAAAAAATATATTGAGATCACAGAAAAAAATCTAGAGAAGAAAAACGATGAATAAAATTAAAAATGTTTATGAATATATTAAACAGTATATTATCAGTTGGTCATTGATTAAATTAATAATTAGATTATACAATAAAATATCACACAGTGCGCCATTGGTAATCATGACGATAATCATATTATTATTCTCTGCTAACCAAATACATACTTGGTATAATGATTACATGATACTTTATATCGAAGCAAATAAAGATAAAACAGAAGAAGAAGAAGCCAATAAAGAAACTGGACTTGTTTTTACTAAAATAGATCAGAACTTATATACTTTGGTAGGATCTGTGCTAGAAGGAGATTGTGAACGTATTGTTCCAGACTTACCATCATCATTTACTGTTATTTTAGAAAGTCCAGGTGGCAGTCTATCAGAAGGTTCATGCCTTGCAGCGCATTTTAAATTGCGTGATGTGATTACGGTAGTGCGTGCAACAGAAGTATTTAATGAAAATGGCAAAGTAATATACACGCCTGGTACTGTGAACTTAAATAGTGAAAATACAAAAGATAGTATGAAAGACAAGTCAATGTGTGCATCTGCATGCGGTCTTTTATTTCTAGCAGGTGATAAACGATACTTAATAGGTGATGTGTATTTTGGCATACATGGTCCACGCACACCATTAGAATCGATTGGTAAAATGAATCCAACAGCACTAGAAGCATCTGCATATCGTACTGCGGCAGCATTATTAAAATTGTTAGACAGACTAGGAGTTAATGAGTCATTAAGATTATTATTCATACAAATTCCATCTGCATCAATGTATTGGTTACATCCAAGGGATTTTGCTGCAAAACCAGCATTAGTTACAATTGCAACTAATTACAAAGACTTTTGGAGTTATTCAGCATCGAATGCAGAAGCAGCGTTAAAATAGGAGAATATTAAATGTTAAAAAGTTTCTTTGGAACGAAAGAAAGTGCCGTATATGCATGGGTAATGCTTGCATTCTTGTTAGTTATTACTTGGTACAATGTACAAATATTAGTAGCATACAACTTATGGAATAAAGAGTTCTATGACGCAATTCAAACACTACAAGAAGAAAGATTTTGGGACTTATTATGGGGATTTGATGTGATCAGATTTACCGAGTTGTTAACAATAAAAGAAGATACTGTACCATCATTCTTGGAAATTATAATCCTATATACACCAATGGCAACATACGTTATATGGCAGACACAGAGGTATACATTCCGTTGGCGCGAAGCGAATACACATCACTATCTTAAACGATGGGAGAAATCCACTGCTAAAATAGAAGGTGGGTCACAGCGTATTCAAGAAGATTTAATGGTATTCGGTAAAACATTACAAAGTCTATTCACTGGCTTCTTTAGTGCAATACTTGTATTATTTGCATTCTTGCCGATCTTATGGGAACTTTCAGAAGGACTACCAGTTTGGAATGGTCATATCATCCCTGGATTCTTAGTATGGGTAGCACTAGGCGTATCTATCGGTGGTACATTGATCTCATTCATACTAGGTATGAAATTGCCTGGACTAGAATACAATAACCAAGTGGTAGAAGCAAAATTCAGAAAGAAATTAGTTCATTCAGAAGATGATTTGACTCAACGTGTAACTGATGATTTATTTCCAATGTTTGCAGCAGTAAAGAAAAACTATTATCGTTTGTTCAACTGGTATATGGGGTTTGGTGTATGGTCAACTGCATTCGGATTAGCAGCAGGAAACATAGCAATCATTGTATTAGCACCAAGTTACTTTGAACAGTTAATAACATTAGGTGTTCTATTCCAAGTACTTAACGCATTTAGTAGAGTAGAGGGTTCAATGACATTCTTCATTGATAGATGGACAACGATTGTTGACTTTCAATCAGTGATTAAGCGTCTACGTGAATTCAATAAGGTGTTAGATGAAGCAGAACTAATTGAAGCAGCAGCACCAGCAAAGAAAAAGAGAGTATATCGCAAGAAGACATAATACAACTTATGTAAAAAAAGACGCTAAATGCGTCTTTTTTATTGCATTTATTTTACAAAAAGACTTGACAAGTAAGGCTCATTGCGTTATAATAGTTACATAAGTTAATAAAGCAGAGAGAAAACAATATGTCAATGATTTACACCAGATTAACCAACTCAATACGCAACGCAGCGTTCAGTCTAGAAAACTGGAACAAAGACGGGGACACTGATTGGAATTTGGTGGAACTACATGCAGTTCAAGAATGTTTTCATATGTATGCAAGTGTTGAAAGGTTCTACAGTGACTTTGATGAAATTGTAAATCTTACAATTGCAGAGATTCGCAAAGATGCAGAATCAGAAGCACGTTTTGAAATGTTAACATCTTAATATAAATAATTCCCTATAAAGCCTTGACAACCAAGGCGCCTTGTGTTATAATTATTGTATAAGTTAATTAAAGCGAGAAAGATTATGAAAGCAATTGTTCGTATTACAGTTAATAAGTTTGAAACTCCTACTACACCAGACAATGTTATGTTTAACTATTCTACTCCTGACTACGATGTGCTTGTTGCCAATATCAAAGGTAAAGGTATGAGTGACATTCATCGCAAGGTTGATCTATTAGTACATCAGATTGAAAAAGAAGAAGGCGCAGAAGCGATGGGTTCAACCATATTATGGAACAAAGAATTCAATGGTCTAGGCTTTATCAAGCATAGCAAAAAGAATGGATTTACTGGTCATTGGAGTAAGTGTAAAGCAGATTTGGAAATGTTTTCCACAATCAGTCGAGCGTAAAAGAGAGAATTGTTATGAACGAATATATTTTATTTATTTTCCTTACTATTGTAAATGATGGTGTTATATCAGATTCAAACGTATTACATCCTGTCAAATTTGCGACAGAAGAAGAATGCACTGCAATGACAACCGATGAATCAAGGACCCACATTTATCGTTATCTGACAGAAGAGACAATGGGTACTATAATTGATATGAGATTTGAATGCTCAAAAATCCACAATACATAAAACGATTCTTTCCAAATGGATTGCTCAAAGAAGAGCAATACGGATACGATCCTAGAATTAAAAAAGAGGGTATCATTCCATTAAATCCCGCTTATGAATGTATAACCATATGGCATCGTGAAGACGGTCCTGCACGACTTGTGTATAATAAAAGTGGCAAAGTAGTACAATACAACTGGTGGGTTCATGGCAACAAACTATCTCAAAAAATAATAGATAAATATTTTCTAAATCCACTCAAACCAACCGATGAAGAAGTATTCATATTTAAGTTGGCTGAATTATAATGGTGTTCTCGTCCTTACATGAACTTGCATATGAAGGCTGGTATCGTATTGAACGACCATATAGTGAGTCAGGTGAACGAATTGATATTGATAGGAAATGGTGTTTAACACATTGTACTGGTGACTTTGCAAATTCTCCAGCAGGATCAATGTTCTGGTTTGAGAAAGAACAAGATGCAATGATGTTTAAAATTGCAAATTCATAAAGTTAAATTAGTTGACAAACCTCGCCTAAGATGTTATAATTATTACTGTCATGAATATCATGATCTATCAGGTTATAAAATATGAAAATTATTGCAGGAAATAGCAACCTACAAATGGCACAAGATATAGCAGACAGGTGCTTTGTAGAACTCGTATCAGCGGACATCAAAACATTTGCTGATGGTGAATCTAGTATTCAGTTTAACGAAAATATTAGAGGTGAAGATGTCTTTATTGTGCAAAGTACAAGCACTCCAGTGAATGACAATCTCATGGAATTGTTGGTTATGATTGATGCTGCTAAACGTAGCAGCGCAACTCGCATTACAGCAGTCATACCTTATTTTGGATATGCACGACAAGATCGTAAGAGTGCATCACGCACTCCAATTACCGCGAAGTTAGTAGCAGACTTACTAACAACCGCAGGCGCAAACCGAGTTCTCACAATGGATTTGCACGCTGGACAAATACAGGGATTCTTTGATATCCCCGTAGATGATCTAACATCACGTATTGCATTTGCAAAAGATATTAAGAAGCAGTTCTTTAAAGAAGGTACTGACTTAAACAAAATTGAAACTGTATTTGTAAGCCCCGATGCAGGTGGTACAGTACGTGCACGTAAGTTCGCTGACATGTTTGGTGGCGACATTGCTATTGTAGACAAGCGTAGACCTCGTGCAGGACAAAGTGAAGTCATGGGGTTAATTGGCGATGTTAAAGGTAAACACGCTATCCTAGTAGACGATATCGTTGACTCAGGTGGTACATTATGCAATGCTGCTCAAGCAATTATAGATGCTGGTGCACTTAGTGTTAGAGCATACATTACACACGGCGTCCTTAGTGGTACTGCATGTCAAAAAATTGAAAAGAGTGTACTCATTGAACTAGTAATTACTGACAGCATTGAATTTAACTGCCCAAAGAATCATAAAAAAACACGTGTAGTGAGTGCTTCCACTATGTTTGGTGAAGCAATTCGACGTGTCACCAACGAAGAAAGCGTAAGCAGTTTATTCACTCAAAAAATAGTAAAATTATGAAATTAATACTTGCACATATTTGTTATTTTCTAGGCGATATGATTTCAAAATTGTTATATTTGGATATTCTCGTTGATGTTATCTATCCAGTGTATAATAAATTGATGCAATGGAGTGCGGAACTGGACACTAATAATGTAATATGGCATAACCCGAAGGAATCTGATGAAAATTAAATATATCAGCGATATTCATCTTGAGTTCGCACCACTAGACAACATACCAAAGGGTGATGCTGATGTATTAATACTGGCTGGTGATATTGATATCAAGGGTAGAGTAGAATGGATTAATGCCCAACTTGAAAATTTTGAGCATGTAATTTATGTTACTGGTAATCATGAATATTATAGGTCTAATATTACACATCTAGAAGAAAGAATAGAAGAGGATCTTGATCCGCGTATTCATTTCTTACAGAATAGTTCAGTGAAGATAGAAAATACTGTATTTCATGGTACTACTCTATGGACAGATATGAAGCCTGAAGATGAATGGTTTGCTAACAAAGGTATGGCAGACTTTCGTGTTATTAAAATTGATGAAGATTTTCGTAGATTCACTGCATATGACTCTAAATTAGCGCATTATGCTGCTATGGATTATTTGAAAAAGAGTGTGAATGAGGGTGATGTAATAATCACTCACCATGCACCATCATTCAAATCGTCTTTGGATTGCTTTATAGGAAGCACATTAAATCCTGCTTTCGCCACCGATCTATCTGAATTTATGTTTATCTATAAGCCTAGTTTTTGGGTACATGGTCATATGCATAATACATCTGATTATACCATTGGTGAGACTAATGTTCTATGTAATCCTAGAGGATACCCTGTTGGTGATGGGGAAAACGAAAATCTTGAATTTGATGTGAACAAAACATTTGAAATAGGAGAATAGTATGATAACAATTTTTGATTTTATAGGAGGTGTATTACTTAGTGTTATGTGGTTTATGGTGGTTACATCATTAAGCACCATAATATATGGTAATAGGCCCACAGATAAAGAAGTTCTTATTATATCAGTATTTGCAGGTCCATTTGTGTGGGTAATCTTCGCTTTTTGTTTTGCATATGAATACTGTGTTAAGATACTATCAAAATAGATGAATAAAAATAGTTACTATCGTGGTAGCGGGCAACGACAACTACGAATTGAGCGCAACTATCCAATCATCATGGAAATCAATATGGGCCAATGGGTATCAATTGACTTAAATGCAATTAATGAAGTAGTTGATTGTGTACTTATATCGTATTCATCAGGACGAATGCGTGGTTTGCATAAGTCTTATCTACCATATGGTGTACTGCGGTTTAAAACAACAGAAGACATGTTCATAGCAAAACTAATGCTATGACTCAGCGAGATATAATTTAATGCACGATAAGATGTTTGACCACGTAGTTACTAGTACTATCTTTGCGGATTTATGTGATGAAAGTTATTATGATGTGTGTCCTTGTACTATGACTACACCATTGATTAATATTAATGAGTGCCCGTTATGTAACGGACATGGTGTTTTAATTATAACAGACTATGATGTAATATTAGCAGATACTTATTTTACTAAAAAATCACTAACACCTATTAGTAAAGTCAGCAGGGCAACCGTTGGTAAATTTGATACGGTTACAATTGATGGAGTTGAACATGAATTCCATAAACCTATATTAAATCATGAACAGACTGTGAAAATGCGTATAGATACGAGAGATGAAACTCTTGAACAAATATATCCAGAACTATTGAAACAACGTAAAAAATTATTGTTAGCAGAAAAAGCATATAATGATATACTAGAGAAATGTGAACTACTTGAGAAATTAGCAAAATAGACTTGACTTATTTAAACTACTTTGTTATAATAATATACAACAATACTAACTAGGCAATAATGCTTACCAAATAAACTAAGGAAATAAAATGATCGAAGAGAATACCGTAGTTAAGTCAGTAGGTGAAATGATTAAAGAAGGTTCATTGAATCCTCGTGATATTCATTCAGAATGGGAAAAGAAAAAAGATGTACTCATTGCACAACTACAAGAAGGTATTGTAGAAGTCACATTCTTGAAAGTAAATGGAGATGAACGAATTATGACATGCACACTGCATGAAGATATTAAGCCCGCAGCACCTAAAACAGATTCATTAACACCAGAAAAAGTTCGCAAGGTTAACGAAGATGTTCTTAGTGTATGGGATGTAAAAGCGAAAGGTTGGCGCTCGTTTCGATGGGGACTAATCAGTGAAGTTAATGAAACATCAGACATAGTAGAAATCGAGGCATTAGTATAATGGGCAAAATCTTTAAGATTATGAGTGAGCAGAATAATAATCCAATAACTACACAATGTGTTGACGCTGATGATTATGACAAATCGTGGACTGAAGCAGGTCAAAAACGTACACGTGCAGCCCGTGACAAAATACGACTTGCTCTAATTCAAGCGAGAAAAGAAGGTGAAGCAGGAGATGAATCGAAAGTATTAGAGGCGGCAGAATTACGACTCGCACTAAAGGCTTTTGATGCAGCAAAGTAATGTCGCACAGATTGCGATATAATTAAATAAAAACGGAGAATACAATGGATACTATTCATGAACAAATCGTAGCAGCATATGAAGCATACTTAACAGAACATGCCTCATGGGAAGACAAAGGTGTAAAAGCAGCAGCAGCACGTGCACGAAAGGCACTAGGTGATCTTGGTAAACTTACCAAATCTCGTCGTGGTGAAATCCAAGACAAAAAGAATGCAATGTAATTTGACTACATGATAAATATGAGGGTCAGTAATATGATCCTCATACAATTAAATTGCAACTATGTGTAATGAATACGCATAGTAAAGGAATTACTGACATAATAGTGAGGTTGAATTTAAAAAAGTAATGAGTATTTTAGAATTGGCACTTTTTGTGTCGGGTTATGGTGGAGTTGTAGTATTACATGAGTATGTCTTATATAAAGAAGGCGAAGATGAACAAGATAGATATAATGAAGCAGATCAATACGATGATTGATTAATTAAGTATAAATAGTTATAGAGGTATATAATTATGAAATTAAGTAAAAATTTTACAGTAAGCGAATACACGAAATCATCAACGGCAACTCGTAGATGCATTGATAACTCAATGACGGATGCACACTTAGAAAGTGCTAAAGCATTATTTGAAAATATAGTTCAACCAGTAAGAGATCACTTTGGTCCTACAGTAATTACATCTGGCTATAGATCAGAAGCATTAAATGATGCAATTGGTGGTGCGCGTGGTTCACAGCATTCAAAGGCTGAAGCAGCAGATATGGAAACAAACTTTGCTTCAACGGTACAAGTATCACAATGGATTGCAGACAACTTAGACTTTGATCAACTAATATTGGAATTTTATATCCCAGGAGATCCTAACTCAGGTTGGACTCATTGTAGTTATAAATCACAGTCAGAAAATAGAAACCAAATCTTAACAGCAGTCAAGGAAGATGGTAAAACAGTTTATCTAAATGGAATTGTAGTATAATAAGAATTGGCAAAATAACCTACGGAGATAAAATATGAGTACATTAGATAGTTTAACACACCATAAAGAAGTCCTAGAACAACGCCACCGTTTATTAGATAAGGTCATTACTGACATGTATAAACAAAATTCAGATGATGTATTATTACATACTATGAAAAAAGAAAAGTTACAACTGCGTGACGACATCGAAGCAATAATTATTAAATTGAAAGATATTAAATAAAATAACTTTCAATTAATACTTGACAGCCCCCCAAACACTATGTTATAATATATGCATAAGTTAAATAACGCAAGGATATATTATGAAATTTGTAATCTCAACTCAGTGTTTGGAAAATTACGGCGCTCACTTAGAGGACGGCAAGTTCTCTAGTGGTAACGCATATTGGAAGATGAAAGGTGGTAGCGATTATATCGTTGATGGCCTAACACGAATTCAAGATGCTGTTGCTTATGTTATGGCTAAGTATGGTGAGAACGACCTTGGATACAAAGAGTTTCCAACACAGTTCCGTACATTCGAAGAGTGGGAAGAAGAATTGCAAGAGTTAGACGAAGAACATGCGCGTGAAACACTTGATTATGCAATTAATGTTTCTTTATATTAAGGAAGTAATTATGTTTTGGTTATTACACGCAATAGCATTATTGTCCCTACCAGCCGCATTGTTTGTGACTGTCCCCCTTCACTTGATTGCAAATAGCATCGACTCTAAATAAGGAATTATACAGTATGAAAATTTTATTGGTAATGTCAATGTTGACAATGCTAGGTGGTGCGGCTTATGGTCAGTTTATTTTGGCAGCAGACGCACCATTATTAGTCCCAGCAAAAATTGATTTGTCAGATGATGAATCTTGGGCTAGTATTCAAAAACGCACTGACAGCGAATACTTTCTGACTAATCCAGAAAAACATCCTCAAATCTTCTGTCTTGCAAAGAATATATACTTTGAAGCAGGTATTGATAATAAAGCGGGTATGTATGCGGTAGCCGATGTTACATTAAATAGAGTAACAGATCGTCGTTGGGCTCATACAGTATGTGATGTTGTTTATGAGGGGTATACGAGAGAGAGTTGGAAAACAAAACAAGACCCCACTCTTCCTGATGAATTAAGAATATACTATCCAATTTTACACAAATGCCAATTTTCTTGGTACTGTGACGGGAAACCTGACACAATACCTTATGGTAGTGATAATTGGGTACGCTCACAAGAAGTCGCATGGGATATTTACGTGAATGCTAACATGAGGGGAATTACTGACGGCGCAGTTCATTATCATGCTACATATGTAAAACCAAATTGGCGCACAGATCGTGGTATGCATTCAGTAGGTCGTATTGGTGCGCACATATTTTATAGGCGTGATTAATATGGATGATTTAAAATTTATAACAGCAGGTGAATACATGGATGATAATAATATAATTAACTATCCTGAAGTATCTAGACTTGAAGTGATAGATGATGGTCGTGAACTTGTAAAATATGATCTAAAAAATGTTCAGATCAGTATACAAGACGATGGGCGCACTATGAAAATATTTGTAAACAACCAAACTGTGTAATCACATACGTTAATTGGTAAATACAAATAATACAAGAGAAAACAAATAATGACGCAATGGCATGGTGGTAAAGGCGATTTAAGACGCGGCTCTACCTATGGTTCTAAGTTTGGTGATAATTATGACAAAATTTGGGGCAAGAAAGAAGCAACATTTGAAAAGACAAAGACAGTCGAAAAAACTGATGATTTACGTCCTATCGATGGAAGACTTGCAGAAGCAGAAGACTGTCTTTGCAATGAATGTATTAAAGACAATAAGTTAATAGATAAAAGTGGATTTTTACTAAGTGTAGGTAATGTTGTAGTATGTTCCGAATGTGGTTCAAAACGATGTGTACACGCAGAAAATCATAATAATAAATGCAGTGGTTGGTCACTTTAATATGTTGGTTGGTCACTTTTACAATAAGAAATAGATTAAGGAATACAATTATGGCATATTCAGAAAAAGTATTAGATCATTACGACAATCCACGTAATGTAGGTAAGATGGATGAATCAGATGAAAACGTAGGTACTGGCATGGTGGGAGCGCCCGCATGTGGTGACGTTATGCGTCTACAGATTAAAGTTAATAATGAAGGCATCATAGAAGATGCTAAGTTTAAAACCTATGGGTGTGGTTCAGCAATTGCATCTAGTTCACTTGTGACCGAACTATTAAAAGGTATGGACTTAGATGAAGCAGTATCTATAACTAATAGTCATATTTCACAGGAACTTGCACTCCCGCCTGTTAAAATTCACTGCTCAGTATTAGCAGAAGATGCTATCAAAGCAGCAGTAGCAGATTATAAAGAAAAGAACACAACCGCTTAAAGGAGATTACGCAATGTGGGAAACAATACAAAGTATGTTTACAGATAGACTATGGATATGGACAGCGTTGGCTGGTAGTATTTTTGGTGCATTGTTTATAGCATGGATTACTGATACTAAAATCGCACTATGGACTTATGGTAAATGGTCGGCATGTTTAAATCATGTAGTAAATAAATGGGGTTGGACATGGTTTAAGACTGATCCTAATGCATGGACAAAATTAAACCCGAACCTATCTAAGAAGATAGTTGATCTAGAATCTCGTATTGTAGATTTAGAAAATAAAAAAAATTAAAAAGAAGAAATAATGCAATATGATTTAATTGATTTGCCTGACGCAGGCGAAGTAACAATTAACTTTCCAAATCCAGACGACCATAATATGTGGTGCAAGAATATAAAATCACAGAGCAACGTATGGAAATATCGTAATCTTTTACAAAATCCTATAGAATTTAAACATAATAGCATGGGATATAGAACACATGAATTTGACTTTGACAACGATGATGAATACATTATCCATATTGGTTGTAGTAATACATATGGACTATACTTACATGAACATGAACGTGCGTCTAGTCTTATAGAAACAAATTTAGATATAAAAACTTACAATTTAGCGTCATGCGGTGGTAGTCCAAATTACATTATGATGAATATATCTAATCTACTGTATAATGTATCAAACAAACCAAAAGCAGTGGTTATACAATGGCCCAAATTTATGAGACTAAATTATCCTTATACAGATATTATGCCTGAAATGCTGAGAATAATGCCATGCCAAAACCTCGACAAATACTTTATACAAGGTGAAATTAACCCTATAGAAACACACTCTAAATGGTGTCGTAGGCACACTTTAAATTTATTAAATAGTTTTGATATTAACACTATTGAGTATACTCTAAATCAAGAAGACCATGCACACTTCTTTCCAGCACTTAATGAGATTGAACGGATAGATAGGGCATACGATTGTAGCCATATAGGTACACTAACAAACGAACACATCTTTAATTATGTTAAGGAACAGTTATAAATGTTATTTAAAAATTCACAAGATAACCATGAGGGCACTTAATTGGCAACTACATATGAAACTGTGTTAGAAGTAATTCATTATACAGACGAATTATTCTATTTCAAGACAACACGTAATCCCGGATTCCGATTTAAAGATGGTGAATTCGTCATGATGGGCTTAGATCATTTCTCTGAAAAACTTCAAAGAAATAAACCTATATTAAGAGCATACAGTATTGCTTCTCCATCACATGCTGACTACTTAGAATTCTATAGTATCAAGGTACAAGACGGTCCTTTAACCAGTAAATTACAACATGTTAAAGTAGGTGAAGAAATTCTAGTAGGTACTAAACCAGTTGGTACATTAGTACCTGATAATGTCAAACCTGGTCGTAATCTATATATGCTAAGTTCGGGAACTGGTATCGCACCATTTATGAGTTTAGCACGTAGTATTGAAATTTATGAAAACTACGATAATGTAATATTAGTACATGGTACTAGAAAGATAGAAGATTTGGTTTGGAAAGATATGTGGTTGAGTCTTAACGAACATGAAATGTATGGTGAATTAGTACAAAATAAATTTCATTATTATCCAACTGTTTCTCGCGAATCATACGATAATGAGGGAAGAGTAACCACCGCACTATTCGATCATTCGATAGAAAATACTTTACAGTTGCCTCATCTTGATTCTGAATTTGATAGAGTTATGATTTGTGGATCTATTCCATTCAATCAAGACTTACAAAATCATTTACTTAAAAAAGGATTTGTTGAGGGCAACATGAGCGATCCAGGCACATTCGTAGTAGAACGTGCATTCGTAGGATAATAATAGCCCAGTTTAACTGGGCTTTTATTTGCGTAATTTAATTTTTTTAATATAATGAACACTTAGGTGATCATAAATTCCATTAAACAATTGAAACTTACTCCATGCTTTCAATTTACCTTTCACTTTATCAACAAACCGATGCCACCAATTAAGACCAGTTAAGATTCTATAATCATATGATATATATTGTAATTGACCAACATGACGATAATATCCTAACATCGGAACTTGTGGTATGATATCATTCGTGTTCACGAATCGATACGCTTCTATATCGTCAAACTGAACACCCCATTCCCTATTACCTACTCTAGGACAGCCAAATGTATACAACACTAAATCTGGTGTAGTTGGTTTCAGTCTACTTGCAAGTATAGTTGCCATTGCTGCACCTAAACTATGTCCAGTTATAATAAGTTTTTTCTTACTTTTAGGCTTCAACCATTTAACTAACGCAGGATACAACTTATCAATTTCTGCTTTAAATCCAGCGTGAACTTTACCATCAGTGTCACTTTCCGAAGGCCATGCTTTAATGTCTGCTAACATATCTTTAACCTTCGTTGGTTCTGTTCCGCGTAATGCGATAACAACATAATCAGGCATAACAATACCATATCCTTGCGCACTATCATTCGTAAAGAATTTTACACTAGAATATTTTATATTATTCTCTTTCAAGTATGTAGTCATACCTTCTTTATCAGAATATGCTTTATCACATAAATGTGAACATAATTCTGTTACTGCCCAATCTACTTCTTTAGTGTTTGACATATATTTCTCCAATTATAATAATATTTATCGTAATTAAATACTATTGACAAATAATACGACTTATAGTATAATTGTTAAGTGATTTAATAAAATATGAGTTAGTTTTTAATGAAGAAATTATTTATAGCAGGATGTAGTTATTCGCACTGGTCGGATGGTTATTGTTTAAACGAAAGTTATCCTGCACTAATTGCTAAACATTTCCCGGATTGGCATGTTTATGATTTAAGTGAACCTGGCGGAGCCAATGATAGTGTTTATTTACGATTACGACAGTGTGAAGACAATGTAGGTACTCCAGATAAAGTTATCGTACAGTGGACACATTTAGGGAGAGCAAACATAGTATTAACTGATTCTCACACACCTCGTTTTATATATTCAGATTTTAAAACTATAGACAATTATACATATTTTGATGATCACTTTGAAACTAATGAAAGTATATGTGTCAAGGCTTCTTTATTAACTACTCCCCACGATAAACACGGACGACTAGAAATGCTTGCACAGTCTTCTACACTACCCGTTGAATATTTAACAGCGTTTTATAGTTGGTACTTAGATAGCCATCAACAAAGATGGAACACTCAAAAAGAAATTGATTTAGTTAATGCAGTATATGGACAAGATAATGTATTAATGTTTGATTGGTATAATCGACATCACCATCCAGGATCAAATGATGAAACATCAATTACTGTTCCATCAAATTGGGTAGGTAGTGTTGCAACAGAATTCGGTGACACTAAATTTATGCAATTAGGAGTAGACGATGCACCTCACTATGGTCATGAAGGACAGTTAGAAGTATACAAATGGCTTGAACCATATTTTAATAAACTTCTAAATTAATTCCTTAAAACACTTGACAAGTAAGGATCCTTGTAGTATAATTGTTATATAAGTTAATAAAGAGAGCAAGACTATGATGAACAATGAACAGATCATGATACGAATTGAACAACAAGAGCGTTACTTAAAAACGTTACACGGCAACACATCATCAGTTAAGATGAAAAAGTATGCTATACAAAAGAATATCAAAAAATTAATGTCTCAATTGAAAGAAGAGGTGTAATATGAGTACTAGAAGCGCAATTGGTTACTTAACTCCAAACGGCAATGTTCGTGCAGTATATTGTCATTTCGACGGCTACGTTACTAACGGTGTTGGCGAAACGCTAGTTAACGAATGGCAGGCTGCTTATCGTGTAGCACAGTTAGTTGAATCAGGTCATATGAGTCAACTAGGGATTGATCTTAAAAGTTCAGTCTTCTATGGTCGTGATCGCGGTGAAACAGTAGATATATCTACTGATGAATTTGAGTCAATACTTGAATTTTCCAGTTCTTATCTAGGTGACTGTGAGTACGTTTATCTATACACTCGTGACGGCTGGTTAGTTCAGACTGAAAAACGAAAAACATTTACTCGTGTAGACACATATCTAGCAGCAGAGAAAAACATGGAGAAGACTTATGCTTAAAGAAACATTGGCAGATACAGTTGCAAGCACTGCGCATGCAGCCGTAGGTCAATTTAGAAAATACAGCAATGAACCATATATTGTTCATCCACGTGAAGTAGCGGAAATCGTTAAGTCTTATGGTGGTAATACTATCCAAATTCAAGCCGCGTTACTTCATGATGTTGTAGAAGACACTGCACTTACAGTAGAGTTCGTATCTAGTATGTTTGGTAAAGAAGTCGCTACAATGGTAGATTGGTTAACTGATGTATCTAAGCCTGACGATGGTAATAGAGACATTAGAAAGACAATGGATAGGGAACATTTAGCAGCAGCGCCTCGTGATGCTCAGTTTGTAAAAGTTGCAGACTTGATTTCCAACGCAAATGATATCTGTGAGGGTAGCGAAGGATTCGCAAGAATCTATATGAAAGAAAAAGAATTGCTGTTAGGGGCTATGACCAAAATTCATGGCACTGACATATACAATGCAGCAATGCGATTACTAGAAGAATATTATGTGGGTCAACCACATGAAACATTATTAATGGGAAAGTAAAATGACTATGTCTCTAGTAGGTCCAGGACTAACAACTACATCTTATAAGAAGCGTAAGCAAACTAATCGTACTAAGGTGCAGCAATCTATATTTGAAAAACAACATCGTGATCATAATAAGCGTATGAAGCAAAGTGGCGCACATGATCAAATGATGTCGTTAGCAGAATATGATTTGTATGTACGTGGTCACTACAAGCCAGAAAAAAAGAAGTTTAAAGAACTTGTTCCATCTGCTGTGTTCCAAAGTGATACAAAACAATATCCCAGTAAGGGAACTGGTATTGGTGTAGCATCTAAAAAAGAATCGCCTGTGTATACTGGTGAACAAAAACTACTTGGAATCTCAACAATGCACAAAAGTAATATGGTTCCAATCTTTGAAGATAACAAACAACTGGCAATAGAAATCGCACGAATGAGGAGATAAGCGTTGACAAGCAAGGCTCCTTGTGTTATAATTATTGTATAAGTTAATTAAAGAGAGTAAAGACTATGTCACGCAAAACTATTAGTGTTGAAGTACTACGTACTATTGCTAACAACGAATTATCGTATACTGGGCGATATACATGTCCTGAGCATCGTGAAGGTGTAACATCTATGATAGAAGCAGCATTGTCTTCTACTGGTAATTACAAAGGCTTTCGTTATCTTGATGTGAACGAAGTAGAAAATGATCTTCCGGGCATTCGGTTTCTTGAAGATAATACTGATTTTACATTTGATAACTGCGATACTACTCGCCGTCATTATTTTTAAGGAGAAGTAAAAATGATACAAACTATTATACTGTTTATAGGTTTAATTGGTGTTGGAATCGGGTGTGGCCTTGATATAGCGACAGTTAGAACAACACTACCAGATTATGAAATGGCGGTTGGTCTATGCGTGAACAACGATGGTGTTGATTTCATGACAATTGAAAGCCAAATTAACTCAGACGATTATATGGAATCAGTTACTTGCATTAATGGTGCTGAATTCAAACTGAACCCACCATCAAATTATTTTGATGAATAAATGAAGACATATGTACGACAACATCAAGTCGTACATCGCTCAGGTCCTCACAGGCTGTGTGAGAAGATATTGCGGGAAATGCTACTACTAGCATAGATTGCACAGTATAAAACAGCGTTAAAACACACGGAAATGTAACAAAATGAATGCTCAACTTATTATTGTTGGGCATTCATTAGTTATTATAACTATTCTTTAAAAGTAGTGTCGCCTGGAAACAATGGTAATTGAGTCCCAGCCGCACGTTTTGGTATCTTGCTATCTGCGCTACTAACGCAAGCATTTGTTGTACACACAGTAGGTGCGTCAAACAGTTTGAACCCAGTTTCTATATTTCCTAACGGCTGATCTGCACAACTATAACTACGCTTTACACTACCATCAGGCTCTCTAATTATAATACTACGATGACCTGATGAACATTCCCAACCCTTAAATTTATTAAAACCAAATGCGTTAAATCGTTCAGCCTGATCCATGAACCAATGCTTGTTATCTTTATCAATGAACTCAACTTGAAAATGTTGAGGCACAGATGCATTCTCTTTCCAATACAATGGATCACCATCTCTCTTAAAGTTAGGCTTAGGACGTGTGACTAACATAGACTTTTTTGCTTTATCTTCTGTATAACCACGTTGAGGCATACCATTGTGCAATGCTTTAAGCATTTCGGGTGTATAACCATCTACTATCTTACTAGCAGTAGGATCCGACATCGGTTTTAATGTGCAGTTGATTCCCTGATTATGAAAAAATAATGCATTATCCCAGTCTCTATCAAACCATTCTGGAACCATCACTTGATTAATAGTTACTTGTACATCATGTTCTTGACAGAATACTAACTTGTCGGCAAAGACTTGCATCTTTTCTCTGGTGTCTAAATGCTCTGTATGCAAACTTGCGGTAATACTTGCACGATGAAATTTCGATACGTACTTAACGTAAGTCTCAAACCATTTCATAGGACGTGACATATTAGTTGTCATATGAACTGATGTATAATTTGTGTTGTTTACATCGTCTGATAGATGCTTCATTATGTCCAGATAACCCGGATGGAATGTTGGTTCACCGCCACTTAAACTAAAGTGGAAACTATTAAACCCATTTTCTCGTGCTTGACGCTTAATCTCGTCAATCGTAAGTAGACATAATTCAGTAGGTCTAAAGTCTTTCTTATCACTGCGGGCATAAGGCCAGCAGTAACTACATCTGTAATTACAATAGCGACCTAACAACCAGCTCACCGTGAATAAATCACGATGTAGCATGGTACGTTGTCCCACTCTTACTAAATTATCAAATGGTATTTTAGTAAAATCGTATGTACTGTATTTTAAATCTTCGCTCATGTATTAGATGCACCAAGAAATTTTCTTATCACCATAATATTCTCTAGCAAAGCCTTCTGCTATAAGCATGTGTCTTAAACTCCTACCATCTATAATGATGTCACCAAGTACTCGACCACCAAACTTGTCCCATTTATAAATGGCTACTTGTATAACGGTTGCTGCGTTTAAACGATCTGTAGTGAACTGTGACGCTTCTTCTCCCCATGCTGCTTCTTTAGGACATTCGGCTCTCCAACTCTTCTCAGGTGTATCTACACCATACACACGAATGCTTAATTCTTGCTTCAACGGCGATGGTAAAAAATTTGCTTGAAATGCAACTGTGTCACCATCTATAACTCTTGTAATCGGAAAATTATATATTTCCATTTCTACTTCTTTCGCCATAATTGGTGATGCTGTTAAAAATAAAGTCAATGACACCATTGCCACCTTTGCTAATAAAACTACTGCGTTCTTAATATATTTGTTCATCTGTATACTCCTTATAGTATTATTTAGATTTATTCTGCATCAGTCACTTGTATAGGATCAATGCTTTCTTCTCTTATTGATATGTACAATAAGACCTTTTGTACCACAATCAGTGGTGAAAACAATTGACACTATATGTAGGGACTTCCGTGCACTCTGTGCGGTTTTATACACTACATCTAGTAGTAGTTCATGATAGTACTGTCAGAGTGCACTGGCGTTAATAAAAAAGTCGTATTCCAGTGCTTTGTTAGCAATCGTCATTTGTTATGTTCATTAAACAATTTCGCATACTGCGGAACTATATCTAATATATTTTGATTTCTAACTTCATCTAATTTTGTAGTTTGAGATATAAATTGATCTAGCCATTCTTCACTATAGTCTTCACTCATCATAAACTTTTCAATACTATTTAATACTTTAATAAAATTGTCTTTAACTTTGTCACTAAAGTCTGTAGTTAGTATCCAATCTTTATGTTCTTGATAATGTTCAGCAACTTGATCTTTAAGATATTGAGGTAACACTTTTACATTGTAATATTTTGGACTATGACACATGTGATGTGTAATGACAGGACGCATGCCGTCTAGTGGATTAAATTTATCCAATCCGCTTTCAGTAAGTTTCCATTTCATAAAGTCTGCTGTATGGAACACGTTCATAGGTGTAACAGTATAAGCAAACCATGCTTTAAGATTAATGCGTTCATTATTTTGTAATATCATCATATTCTTATACACTGCATCAAACTTTGCAGGAGTACGTTGATAATTAAACACATCGTCTATACCATCTATACTAACTCCAATACGTATTTGTTTAAACTGTTCCCACAAGTGTACTAAACTGTTAGGAACCATAGTTAAATTTGTATTATACTCTAATTGTATTTTACCTGATTTTCCACTAGCAACTAACCGTTCAAGACTTTCTTGGTGTTCAGCAATAATTAAAGGCTCACCACCAACAATATAAAGTTTTTTAGCATCAGGTGCATACTTTTCAAAGTTATCCCAGTAAATGTCATTATCCTGAAACCAATTATATTGATCAGTATGCCATTTACCTTTAGCGTTTTTAGTTAACTGTATTGTGTCGTGTGTATCTTTGTATGATGTTTTGTCATGTATCTTTACGAAATCATCATACCACATATGACTATCAGTAGGTCCACACATGCGACATTTTAAATTACAAAAGTTACCGTAACGAATATCCATATACTCAATGTCTTGCTTACTTGTATCTAGTGTACCATCTGCTTCGGTAATTGGCAATACTTTTTCAAGACCCATATCACCAAACCATGTACCCCAATCGTCATTTTCATATTCTCTACGACTACGCATACCACTTTCTTCTTCTTTTTTGCAACGAGTACACTCTGGATGCCATTCCCCATTCATCATACTAACACGTACTTCTTTTACAAGTGCAGCATTACGTGCTTCATTCCAATCGTCTTTCCCTGCATTGTAAGGTGTGCCATCTTCTTTTCTCATAATTCCACGTTGTGGACTATAACTGTTTGTATTACAACAAATTCGTAAATCTCCATTGTTGCGTAAGTTAATGCTATTCCACGGAAGTGGACAAAATGTACAACTCATTCTATATCCTTAAAATTTTCATTAGTGTTTATCCATTTAGTATGGTCTTTTCCATCTATATCATCTAAAATCATTACATGATCAATTAATTGTTGTTTATTATCTTGATCAGACAATGCATTCGGAGTCATATATGTTGGTGTAATCAGATCACTCGCCCTATGAAATTTAATATCATAACTTGTTGCCCAGTCTTCGACTTCATGAATGTTATTAATATTTAGTGCACTTGGCAAGCAAGTAATAGATACAAGTGTATTATCTGGTGCATTTTTATGTATGTCAATAATATTATTACTTACTTGCTCCCAGATAGCACCGCGTCTAAGGTATTCAAAACGCTCACCTATAGCATCTATACTTGCTATTACATCGATTTTTTTAAAGCATTCAAATAAAGTATAATATGATTTAATATCGATTGTTCCATTAGTAACGAATTGTAATTCAATCTTAGATGAAACATCTATATCTATTAGATATTTAATTATTTTCTTTACTTGTGGTATCATAAATGGCTCACCACCTGTGAATTTAACAATTTTTGCACTATGTAATTGTGCATATATTTGCTCAATCTCTTTGTGCCATCCTATTTGGTATTCTTTTCTGCCAGTGATTATTGACCATGAACTTGAACTATAACTACTGCAAGATACACATGTGAGGTTGCATGTATTATTAATCTTCAAGTCCCAGAATTCAATACCAGTACTATCTTTTAACCTTCTATTAATAGTCTTTCGATAACTTTTACCGTTTGATTCTTCGTCTTGCTGGCACTCCTTACATTCTGGCAACCAATCATGTAATGATTCCTCATAGTATTTGTTGTGCACAGATTGCCAATCGTCAGTAATGGTAAGACCAGTTGCACCATCACCTCTCCATGCACAACATGGTCGTACATGTCCTGTTAATCCTATACATGCTGCATGTTTAAAAGCTAAGCATTTTGGCATTCAAATTATTCTCCATTTTATTATAAGATCCTACCAAATGCATACCAGCGTTCTAAGCAATTCCAACAATGACCGCAGTGTATGGGGATACCATCATCCCCTACCATTGTCACTGACTCGCAACTGTTCGTATGAGTATAAATTATGTCTAATGCATTTAAGTCGTTGTAGGCGTGTGATACTGCTCTTTTATCACTGTTGCCAAATGGTCTGTATCCACGATTTAAACCATGTAGTTCATCTCTTTCAACATCGCGACTTGCAATGGTATCTAATACGGTTGTATAATTTAATCCAAAATCGTTGTTTAGAAAATATTCTTTCATGTCATCAATATTAGGATTTGTAGTCATTCCACTATAAAACTTCATGTCACCAAACTCACTTTGAGATTGTTTCACGAGGTCTTCTTGTCCAGCGGTATACTCTCTCCATCCATGCGGTATGCGATTAGTAAAATGCTTTAGTGGACGTTTACCTGTTAATTCAGCAACTTTTTCTATTATACGGGTAGCATTTGCTACATAATAGAAGTTCAGATCAGTGTCTAAGGTAATGACTACTATATTTACACTATCATTGTTTTTATACTTTTCACAAAATGCATAGTATATAATACTGCTATCAGCACCTCCGCTGAGTTTCATTCCAACAGTTGTTCCGTCTTGATGATCTAATATCATACTCGTTCTTCTCTTTCAATTTTGTTTAGGCCTTTGTCAGTTCCACGTTCATCAAAAAAACCTTCTATTAAGAATCGCAAAGGGGTACGCACACCAAATTGATTAATTCCATGTTCACCTGAGTCTAACCAGCCTACATGAATGCTATTTGCCTCACCTAAGTTAAAGTCTTTACAAACTTTACTATATAAGTCACTATAGTTAGACCACCAGTAGTCTGGACCAAAGTGCTTCATTGCTTCTACACCTAACCACATATCACTAACATTTGCATATGCAAAGTCATTCATAATACTTATTGGACCAACAGTTTTCTCTTTAGTATATCTAATACCTATACGCTGACTACCCATGCCCAATGCCTTTGATAAACTTACACTAACACTTTTTACTGCTGGATGAGTAACATCAAAATTAAAGTTTCTGCATTGACCAAACCACGCACCATCAATATGTACGGGTATGTTATGTTCATCGCAATGGTCTAATAATAAATCAAAGTTTTCATGATACCCTGTGGTGATACAACTAGGATAACTTACAATGAATACATCACCCTGTGTTAAGTCGGTATAGTGTGTGATCTGCTTAACATCGAAATCTGTCAATCGTCTATGATATTTATATTCCCCTTGGTATGTCGCTATATTTGCACCATGCATGTGATGTAATTCATCTAACTGATGCGTAGTGCCAAGTATAGCATCTCTGATTGTAAAGGTCTCTAAGCCCGTGTATTTTACATGTTTATGTGAATTTATCCAAGTATCTATCTCTTCTAAAAAATAAGTTGTGTATGCATGTGCATCTTTTGGATAATCTTTCATACTCATACTTTGTCTAAACTTAGGAAACTTACTAAGGTACATAGGACGTTGTCTACGTGTACCTAACATTTCAAATGTTATATCAGTGTACTCCATACTATTTCCTATTACGAATGACTGACCAATTCTTTTAACGGACTTGCTGGGTCTACGTTTAAGTACTTCCCCCATTCTGCATAGTAGTGACGCATCCCAATTTCATCATGTATAGTATTGTTTTCATGTCTACCATGTAGTATGTTTCTACGTTCTGTGCCAGGCGCCATTGCTATACCTTGTCCAGTAACTCCTAACAGGTCTTCATGTAGGTTACGACCAAATGGTCCCCATATAGTATTATGGTCATTTATACGTTGTTCGCGTTCTTTTGGAGAATCACTTAACAATCCGTATCCACGAAACTCAATTAATACACTGTCTGGACCTAGTGGTGTAATGCTATCACTGCGGTATGCACTGCCTCGTAGGTTAAAGTTGTATCCTGGAAACAAGTCTACCATGTACCACTGATTAGGCGGGACACCCGGAAAGCTTAATGCACCCCGATCTGCTGCACATTCAAATTTATCATACTGAACTTCGAAACTACCAACATTAACGTGCCCGTTGTCAAACCCTGTACATGCACGAGCAAAGTACTCAGGAGTGAATCCAGTAATTCTATTAAAATAATGCATGTAGTCATGATAGAACTCACTGTTAGTGTCATGCCATAGTTTATAGTTTGTTGGAATAATTGCTTTATGATAATGGAACACTTCTAGTTCTTCGGTATCAATTGCTTGTGAAATACAATCAAATGCACCGTCTGTCCATTGCTCTACATCCATGGTTGGGATTGGATTTAGTGTTGTCCATACCATACCGCCATATTTTACTTCGGATAATAATTCTCTAGATTCAATTACAGTAGTTGGATCAACTGTACCGGCTACTCCCTTGAGTCCTGGATTGATATAGCATCCAATACGATCACCGTGATTGATTATAACTATGTTTCGAAATGCAATTTGAGATGTTCGATAGTCGCCTGTATTCTTTATTTCACTCTTATGAATAATAGGGATCCAAACTTTAGAAAATATCTCTTTAATTTCTGCTTCATAAATTTCTTGACTACTGTAGCATTCACTACTAATATATTCGACGGTTGGTTCGGCTAACCAATTTTTTTCATTACGTGCTGTCATATTACTTTTCCCTGTTTTATGTCAATATTTATCAGTTTTTTATTAAAAATGATCCAGAACAAGTATCAATAATATTATATTCATGTATTGCTTCCTTGATCATTGCGCCATATCTTTTATGTGTTAAATTTCTTCCAATGATAACCCCATTAGGTTGTAACATTGAAAATGCTTTTTTATAAACACTTTTCCAATCCATATGTTTACTTACTAACCCCATACTTATTATGTCGTATTTGTAATCTGATTTAAAATTGTCAAAATACATTTCGTGTGTTTCTGCATATGGACAATTTGATTTAAACATATCTATAGTAATTACTTCTTTTAAGTTGTTAGGCTCAAAATATCCTTTATCCCAATCAACTTGTAATCTTACTTGTTCTTGTTCCCACGGATCTACTGCTACATATTTCCAAGTTGGAAAAGAACTATACAAATAAGTAAATAGTCTTCCGTTTGCAGCACCTACTTCTAAAATATTACCATGTTCTACAGTCATTAGATTTTTTACAAATTCCATTTCTTGTAGACTTATCCAGCCTTCGCTAATATTCATTATAAATATGTCATCTTTAGTAAAAATACTTCTTCATCTCGTAGGTCAACTAGTTCAACCCAATCATTGAAGTTGAACTCTTTCCCATCAAACCACCATGCAGCATGTCCATCAGGCCATACAACAGCGGGTCCAATATCATTATGCCATATACACTCATCGTCATATATATAGCCACCCCATTCCTTATGATGTACAACTACAATACCATCTTGTGTTGATACAAATGTGCAGATTGCACTATTTGACATAACTTTCAATTTCTAATATATGGTTCACTTGATTAAAACAATTCACTTAATAGTTTTGCTTCTACTGTCATATTGTCACGACGAGTTGCATCTGCTACTTCAATTTCTCGTTGCATGTAATCCTTGAACATGTTATTCAAATCATTCTCTTCTAAGTCTACGATACGTGATTTTATAGAAGATAAAACTTCTGTTACACCACTATCAGTACTTTTGTCAATCTCATCTTGGATAATACTTGTTACTACGTCTGCGTTTATCATGTCAATCTCCAATAAGTTTTATAACATTGATACTATTATATACTATGTTTATATGTCCGTCAAGGTATTTATGTAGTGATTTCAACTACATAATTTATTGTGAATAAATACCTATATAATTATAGGAGATAAATTATATTGAAATATTATATTTTGATTGACCCACACAAACCAGACTATTGTAAGTTAGGTATCACCAAAGATCCAGAGCAACGCATAAAAGCATATAGAACTGCTGCGCCAGATTGTTACTTCAAGAAGATATATGAAATCCCCGACATTAGACATGAGCGTAAGATACTAGATTTATTGAGAGAATCGTTCAAGGTGAATAGAGAGTATGTTCATTGCAATCCCATTATCGTACAAAATATAATAGAAGGATATTTTACTGATGTGGATATTGAATACACTTAATTTTAGACAACAAAAAGGGCGCTTATAGCACCCTTTTTTTTAACTGTTCCATATCAACACCTATACTAGTGTTAATATTTTCTGGTTTACGCAACAATCGTGATTTCCAATTATCTAGCACTTTTTCATAATCGGGTCCCATCGCACGTTTTTCTCTTTCCGCAATAACATATGCTCTGAATTCCATCGCTCTAATGAAACGTATCCATCTATTAGTTTTCATTATAGCCCCTTTAGTTTAGTGAAGCCAGAGAAAGAACGACAATTTGCTTTTTGGGATTTTTTAAAACGATTTAATCCTCTAACCAAAAATGTATCTTGCATTATTTTTCTCCTCTGCGCACTGTGCCACCGCTACAAACGTAATCAATGTCGCCACGGGAAATACCTATGTCGCGCAATTCGTAGTCGCTTAATTTGCTTAGTTGCTTATAACCTTTGTGATCAAAGTTTGATTTTGTTGGTGTACGTAATTTATTATTTAACTTCTTTAATACTCGTCTAATTCGACTCATTATGATAATTCCTTTAAAGATGGTACTCTACCATCATTCTCTAGCATATGGTTATATACCATCTGCCAATCTTTACTGTACTCAGTTTGCGCCCATACTTTCAATTCTCTTTTAGTCTTGGAAGTTGAACGTGTTGCGAATTTTGTTCGCATCTTTTTTAATAATGACATTGTATGTCCTCCAGTATGATTTAATAATCAGTATACAGTGTAGCATACTAACACGATTATTTATACTAAAGTATTACATAATAGGTGGTTATGTTGTTTATACTTGTTATTCACAGAACTTATAGTGAATAATATCATGATTTTTATTTTACTAAATACAAGTGATGATTAAAGAACACGTTTCTAAGAAAATCAGACATCTATGCAAAGCGCAATATAACACCAACTTGGGAGGTGACAACCGCACGCGCTTTTGTAGGCACATATGTTGATCTCGCATAGATGTTACCTATCATATCCAATGTAACTTAAATAATAATGCATCTTTTTCTGACTTGAATGCCAAGAACACTTCTACAGGAACTCGTAAAATATTATCTGAATGTATTGATACGGACGCTAACACAAATTTAGAATTTATAAATGAACCACGTATCTGATCAAGTCTGAAATCATCTGCACAATGTTCTTTGCACCATTTAGTCAATTCATGTGGTTGGGCATGAAATTCATGCCATGATGGAAGATTGCTGACAACAGCCCATCTCACATGAACAATACTACTATAACCAAAAAAATAATCTCTAATGTTTTTAGCATCATGATCTATATATGGGTCGTAAATATGATTATATTGTTCCCACGATTCACAATTATGTTTCTTTAGATATCGTTTATCAACCCATTTTTTATATATGGATTTTACAAAACGTAGCATCATGAATGAGTCACACCAAAATGCTTCAATGTGCGTTGTACACACAATGCTTGTACTTTACAATCTTCCATTGCATTATGCGCTTCAAATGTAATTGCTTTGCGAGGATCAATTTCCATAAGTCCTAGCAAGGTGCGACTATCTCTAATTCTCCAAAAACCAGACCACGGAATATGATGATCATACTCACGATACATGTTTTCAAGAATACCGAAATCAAACTGAGGACCTTGTGCCCAGATATGACCTGTGCCTACTTGCCATCTATTTAATGCTTTTAATACATCGATTACTGGGGTACGATCAGGATTGTCAAGTTCTTCAAGTAACATTGCTCCATTTGTTTTAGCCCACCATGCAATAGTTTCGTCAGTAGTACTACGAGTATCTAACTGTTCTGCAATATCTAAACTGTAATAGAATTCATCCCAAGTACCACGTGACTCGTCATTAGGATCAAATTTAACCCCACCGATAGTAAGTACCACTGCATCTGTATTAGTGCCTAGTGTTTCAATATCTATCATTGCATGTGTTGTCATAATATACTCCTAAAATAATAATTTAAATATGAATGCATCATTTTGGTTTTCAAACAAAAACTGATGCTTATTCTTTTCTCCCTCTAATCGCTTAATGACATTCCATGATTGTAGATAGATATTATTTTTGCACCATTTCTGCATTTCTTCTGTATCAGTAGCAGTGATTCTAACATCTAATCCTCTAGCAAACCAACTATGTTTATGATCAATGCATTGGCTAAGTGTCCAATCTTTATGTTCTTTTCCATATAAGCGAATGTTCTTACGTTCAGTCGGATTGTATTGAGAAAAATCAATAAGACTCATTTCTTTCTGTTTATCTGTTAACATAATTTATACCTACAAAAAAGAGACTCATTGAGCCTCTTTTATCTATTGCTTATCGTAGCACTTATGCATCAAGGACTAATCTTCCGTATTTGTCAAAAAAGTCTTGGAAGCGTGCAATCTTAGATTGCTGTGGTACAAGACCATAGTTCTTCATTGCGATACGTGATGCCATGATAACCATTTCAGTTTCAAAGTTATCCATCATGTAACTAATGAAGTTGCTGAATGATTCATCAAAGATAGTTGAATCTTTCGACTCTTTGCACTTTTCAGAACGATCCTTCAACTCATAACACATGCTAGTAGCAAGTGCGTACATTGCTGAAATCTCTTTAGTTTCTAGAGTAGAAACCTTACCATCTAATACATCAGACGGATTAGGTAGATCACCCGCAATCTTACGATGTGCCATAAACTTAATCGCAGTGCCTTCACCAACACAACCTGCTACGATATCAGTCTGTAAACCTTCTGATAATGTACCTGCTTCACCATCTAGATACTCACCTACATAAGTCCATGAACGAGGTGTAGCAAAACCACGTGAAGATGATTTGGGATCAAACTGATACAAATCATTCTTTGCAAAGTTTAAGAAACCAACAACATCAGAATTAATCTTGTTATCTAATGCCCAGTTTAACCAATCATCAAAGTCTACACGCAACTCAAAGTGAACGAAACGGTTTTCAAGAGGCTTAGGCATACGATACGATACACCCTTGTCCGACTCCCGGTTGCCTGCTGCCATTACAACAACGTTATCTGGTAATACATACTGACCAATCTTACGATCAAGAATCAACTGATATGCTGCTGCTTGCACACTAGGTGCTGCTGAGTTGAGTTCGTCAAGGAATAAGATGATTGTCTCATATTGTTCTGACATTTCTTTAGTAGGTAAATCAGATGGTGGTAGCCATTGCATAGTTCCTGTCTCAACATTTGGTACAGGATAACCACGAAGATCAGTAGGCTCAAACAATGCTAATCGCATATCGATTACTTTAGTAGTACCAAGTACACCAGAATCACCAATAGATTTAACTAGTTCTGATTTGCCAATACCAGGAGGTCCCCATAGGAACACTGGGCGCTTTTGACGAAACGAAATAGGTAGAATCTGATTTGCTTCTGACATCTTGATAGTACGAGTTTGTGTGACAGACATATAATATTCCTTTTAGGATTTACTTAATTTAATTTACTTAATAATTATAACAAATATCTGAGTAGTTGTCAACTGTTATTAACATTTAATTCAATTTATTTTAAATAACGAGGACCAGTCCATAGAACAGAATAACCACCATCAATGATGTTACCGCGTGCTTGGTTACGCGCTGGTGCTGACCAACCTGCTGCTTTTAAGATATCGCCTTTCTTGAATCTAACATCATCATCAACATTGACAATAAAACCCCAAACAGAACGATCATGAAGTACCTTGATATACTTCTTACCAGATTTATAAGATAAACTTTCATTAAATGCTTTAGTCATTCGTTTAGATGTATCAGATGTTCCTGTTGCAAACACGTAATCTGCTTTGATTGCTTCTAACAAGTTATTCATTTCAGTCTTCATAATCGTTCTCTCTTTGCTTTATTAACTTACCTAACTATTATAGCAAGATGCCTTACTTTTGTCAACCCCTAATTTCAATTAATTTCAATTTATTTTCTACCAGATGGATACAACACATCAACCATTTTATTTTTCTTTACCGCATAATCATGTGTATACCATGTACCACCTCGTGATTGCCATTCGTCTGTGTTTGGGACAACAATAAGAAAATCAGTAGATTCTACTATTTTTCTATCTCGTTCAAGATAACCCAATGGTTCACGAATTTCATCATAGTCAGTATATGCTCTTAATGCTGAACTAGTAGGTGGATGGGATATTATATAATGACCTAACTCTTTTGCAAGACATGCTACCTCGGCATCAACTCCATTACAATCTCCGTGGTGTATTTGAAACTTTTCATCACGATCTAGATACTCATGTATTAACTCAAATTGAGTCTCATTCATACCATAGCGAGTGCCAGTGATTCCAATCTTAATCACTTAAACAAACTGCGAGAAATTATCACTTTCATAATCTCGCTCGTGCCTGCATATATACGCTGAACCCGTGAATCAAGGAATGCTCTCGCCACTGGATATTCCATCATATATCCATAACCACCATGTAATTGTAAACACTCATCAATCACTTTACATTGTAGTTCAGAAGTCATCAACTTTACTTTTGCTGCCGTAACATCATCTAACTTACCTTCTACTAACAGTTCAAGACAACGATCAACGAACACTTGTGCTACTGTAATGTCGGTATCCATTTCTGCTAACTTGAACTGAGTGTTCTGAAAAACTGCAATAGGTTTGCCAAATGCTTTACGCTCTGCTGTATATGTAATAGTCTGCTGTAGAATAGACTGTGCCGATGCAATAGCGCCTACCGATACTGACATACGCTCGGTTGGTAATTCGCTCATAAGCATAATGAAGCCCATGCCTTCACCTCCCAATAAGTTCTCTACAGGAACACGAACATTATCAAAGAATAATTCAGAAGTATCTTGTGAATGTAATCCAATCTTCTTCAAGTTCTGACCACGAGTGAATCCAACACTATCTGCTTCTACTAAGAATAGAGAAATGCCTTTAGCGCCCGCTGTCGGATCGGTCTTTGCTACTACTAATACTAGATCGGCATGTTGTCCATTAGTAATGAATACCTTAGAACCATTCAATATATAATCGTTGCCATCTTTTACTGCTGTCGTTTTAATACCTTGCAAATCTGATCCGGCTGCTGGTTCTGACATAGCGAGGGCTAATACAATATCGCCCGTGATACATGCAGGAAGATATTTTTCTTTTTGTTCTTGTGTACCATAATTCATTATATAAGGAACAGTGATATCGGAATGAATACTAAAACCTACCGCTTGACTAATGAATCCCATCGCTGATAGTTCTTCGCCTATGACAGCATTGACTAGGAAATCTGCTTCCATCCCACCAAACTCTGCTGGTACATTGGGTGACAGTAATCCCGCTTCGCCAGCCTTACGCCACATATCACGATCTACTTGACCATCTTCTTCCCATTGCTCATAGAATGGAGAAATATGCTCAGTCGCAAAACTGCGTACTGCATCTCGTATTAAATTGTGTTCTGTTTCAAAAATTGTTCTTTCCATCTCTTCACCTTTTTAATTGCATTGTATTTGTATAACCAACAAGTAATCTGAATATTCCACCAACGGGAGCGTAGAATATAAAGATACCTATATTGTTCGTGTTTAGGAAACATTATCAAAACTCAAATAAATCAGAGAATGTATTATTCGCTGCTGCTGATTGTAAATCCCATTTCAAAACACCGATTAGATTTTCAATCTTCTTTGTGATGATAGTTTCTTCCATTAAGCCGTCGTCAAATGGTAGTTCTTTAAACCAATCAGGTATACGCTTCGCGTCAGTCGGATAACCAATACTAGTCATACCCATTGGGTTTTTCTTCAACTTACATACAATAGTTTTCATACCATCAGTGATATCCATGCTATATGCATCATCGTTTATCTTCTTCAAACGATTCCAATTGATTGCTGCCATTGCATGACCAACGCCACACTTGCCAATCTTATTATATTTCTTTGTATGATTAGTCAAGTTGTTTACACGTTTAGGTGTACCCTTCTGCCAACTATCCATTGCTCTAAACTCGCTGCGAAATTTCACAATACGATCTATTACTATGGATTCTTCAATACCAGTTAGTACCATTCCAAGAATCTCTTTCAAGAACTCCTGCATGAACTTAGGTGTATCACTTCGCTTCAAGTCAAGTCCCATTGCTTTGATCTTGCCAGGCTTACCTTCTACATCTTCGCGCTTGCCTTCGTTATCAATCACCATAAGTGCATAACGCTTCTTTATTACAAACAGACCCGAAGTAGCCACCACTTCACGTGCTGCTGCAATAATTACTCCTAACTCATGGGTGGTATGAAAGGTGTCCATCATGAATTTTGCAAACGTAGTATCTACTTCTCCACACACTGCATCATAATATGAAATCATTGTGTCATTATCCCAATTAATTGAACCTGCTGCAATCTGATCTTTTAAAATAGGATATGCACTAAAATAAGTAGAGTCAGTATCACCATATACAATGGATTTACCTTTGTGATCATACTCACCAGTAATGACTTCATTTAATGATGCTGCCATATGTCGTGCAATACAACGACCTGTTAAGGTAGTAGACTGTCCTAATCGCTCGTCAAAGAAACGACTTCCAGGATTCAATAAAGCACCATACAATGAGTTAAGCAAAATCTTTTTAACTAACTGTCGCTTATCCCAATATGCAAACTTATCACCACCTTCATCACGCGCATCTCGTGCTTTTGTTTGTAATATTTTACGTTCAGCATACCAAGTTTCAAGTAATTTAGGTACAATTCCTTTCTTTTCGTGTGTGAACAATGTACCATTAGCAGTAAGTATCCAAGGCTGATCGCTTTCAAATACAAGTTCGTATATCTCAGCACCAGATAAGGTATGAGCAGTTCCGTCTACAAATTCAAGTGTAAGTAATGATGTGGTATTCTTTTCCATGACCATTTCATATTCTATACAAGCGAATCTACCTTCCCACGCCTTCGGTACGTTAAAGTCATGATCTTCAAGCATCTTTCTAGTGTGCACGTGCTTTATCTGACCGATAACTGTCTCAGTAGACATATTACATGCACGTAAGATAGATGGGTATAATGAATTCAAGTCAATTGATGCGATGTCTCTATGAACACCTTTGATCGGTGTTGCTACATACGCGCCTGCTGCTGCAATAGGTTTTTCACCACGCTTCTTGTCAGGCACAATTAAACCTTGTGAATGTGCTTCATTGATTATTGCCTGATCAATCTGTGCCACTGATCCCATGGTAGTTGGTAATAGTACGGTGTTTGAGTGTGCAATAAGATTTGCCAAATCAATAAATTGAAGTTTTTCATCTAACCGAACCATCAAGTCAACATCTTGTATACTATACTGAATGAACTTAAAAAAGTCATTATTGTATAACTGATCAAGTGTTCCTTCGTATTCAACTTTTTGATCACCTAGTTCATATTCACAGATAGCATCAAGTGAGTATGAGTGCATTTCATGATATGTGTATTTACGATACAATTCAAGATAATCAAGATGTATACGACCAATCAAGTCATAAGTTTGTGTTTCTTTGCCGAATTTAACAACTTCTTTTTGCTTCGGAAATTTATCCCAGAGACAGAACTGTCGTGTGTGACTCTTGCTCAATACACGCGATACACGATTTACTGTGTATGGTATATCAAATCCTTCACTATTCCAACCTGTCAATATATCGGCATCGTCTATCAACTCTAAGAATGAAGTCAACATTGCTTCTTCGCTATCACACAAGATAGCATTGTCAAACCTATCAACAATCGCTTGTGCATCTTCCTCAGTCATTGAACTAGGCTTGATTACCAAACACACTGTTTGCTTCATCCAACTCATATGCACTGATATAGCAGTGATCGCGTTAAACGGATCATCTGGTGGTGCATAACCTATCTCTCTATTAAAGTCTGTTTCAATATCGAATAATGCCACATTGAGTGTTGGTGGTTCAGCATCAAGATAATTATCTGCGAGACAACGAAACACTGGGTTTGTGTCGCTCTCAAATAAACCTTTGCGATGGTGTAACTTTTTCTCTGCGGCAAACTTGCGACCAGAATTACACACTACTCGCTCTAACGTGTCACCAAAGATAGAAGTATATTTTCCCTTCGGTGACGGATAGTACAATGTATGATGTGCAGGATATTCTAAGTAACGACGGACACCATTCACACGTTCAACCACATGAATGATGTCTCTGTCACGATCAATTAATCCATCGACATAACTCATCTATAGAGTACGCCCCACTTTCTCAAGGATATCTTCAAGTTCGCTGAAGTCTTCACTCGTTTTTTGGAATTCTGATTTATATGCAACACGAATTGCTTTGTTTAGAATCGCAGGCTTAATATCAAGTTCTTCTGCAATTGCGGTTACTGTGTCTTTAAGACCTTCTTTTAATACATTCACTTCTTCTGTGATGTGAATGCCTTCTGTGATGATCTGCTTTAATTTATTTACGTCTTCTGGTGAAAAATGAGCCATTGTGATGTTCTCCTAAAATTAATGAATATGCATTAGATAATGCATTTAACTATAATACACTATAAACACAGAGTTGTCAATTGATTTTTTAGGTTATTTACAAAGGTAATGATAATTGCACTGAGTAGTGCAATCGTGACATATTACAAGTCTAAGATAATACCTGTTGTAGAAGGTTTATTAGTAACAACTAGTCTTAAATTGTTTTTATGAGTTTCAGGATTTTTTAATAACTTAGGCAGACCGAGTGTATTCTTTTCATCATACGCCACTTGAACTGTCTTATTATCTGCTATGTCACGCTTACGTATTCTAAAGTAGAAATTACCGATTTTATTAATGTACTCTTCTATTGTATAGAATTTTCCATTTAAATTCAACATATTATTATTATCAACTTCTCCGATAGCATCCATAGGACCTACATACATATAATCAATAGGGCCACCCATTGCTTCGTTACCCTTCATTATGACTTCCACATAATCATCTGGTACACGAACAAATATATCTGGGATATGCTTTGATGCAATAATATCACCATTGGTTAATTGTAATTCATTCTTCATGAACTGTTCAATTCTTGCGAATATCTTTTTGAATAAATCTGGGGCTACAGAATTGATTCCTGCTGCGCCACCGCCACCTAATGATGGAGCAGTTGTTCCTTTCATAGAGATACCGTGATCTTTTCCTTTACTGTCAGTTATGAATATATCAATGTATCGTTCTTTCTTCATGGCATTCAAACCTTCATTGCCACGCGCTGATTGTGCGGTAATACCCATTTTGCTAATCATACAACCTGGATTATTATTGATTATTTCTATTAAACCATGTTCTTGCTTTTCAGAGGTGTCTTTCTTACTACCTGTGCTACCGAATTCTTTAGTTTTTTGTAATTGAGTAAGACGAATTGAACCGCCTTCTTCCATATCAAACATCGCAGGGATATCGTTATTCTTTAAACGCTCAATAATATCTGGGTCATTAACTAACACAATAGAAGGTTCAGTTTCTCCTGCTTTTACAAATGGAGAACCTGATTGAATCTTTGCTATGAATAAATCCAACCGCTTACCACCATACTTGCGTAATTCTTGATTGGTCAGGGATCCTTCTTGTAAAAATTGAGTTGCTTTCATAATAGTTCTCTTAGTCTTCTGGTATACACTTCTTGCACTGACATGAATCACACACTTTGATTCGTCTTGGTATTTCGCCCAATATTGTTAGTGTGCGATATCTTGCGGCTTTGCCATGACAAACTCCACCGCATTGATTACATTCATTTCTACTTTCTAGTGATGGTTCAAACATTATTTTTTCGCTTTTAATTTTGCTTTCTTTCTAGCAGATTCAAACATAGATGATGCTTGTTCTGAAACATGTTTCATATCTAATAGATACGGGGAAATACCTGCTGTTGATTTTAATTTCCAAATCGCTGCTGCTTTTGTTGCTGCTTCGTAACTAGTTGATGCTGAAACTTCAATTGGATTTTTCTTTGCGTGTACAACTTTGTACATACGATCTCCTTCTTGTGTTCCAGTTGCTTCGGTCACATTGTTTAATTTTGCAGATTCATCCCAAGAGAATTCACCACCCAATGCTGCTGCTACATCTTCAAACGAATCAAACCCTTGATTATTAAAAAATAAAGTATCTGCGTTTGTGTCAATTTCATACATACCTTGATCAACACCATCTTTATATATGTTGCCTGCGCTACCTTCATTGTCCATTTCTGTACGCTGACGTGTGATAACAGAGTTGGTATCTCCAGCACCAGCAAATAATGCATTTAAACCACGCTTTTCGACTGCTGCTTTCTTTGCTGCTCTTTTCGCTTCCCATCGTTCATCAGCAACTTTATCGCCTACCAAATGTGGTAAATTTTCAATGGTACGCTTCAATGGAGCACTCAAGCCTGGTCTAGACGAAATTCCTTCATCTACGTCATAGTCTGCATCTAGATCCATCATATCGTAATCCATTGCATGGTACACACTTGATATATCGTCTGCTGCTATAGTAATTTTAGCTTGCTGCCAACCTTGAATACCTTCTACTTCTGATACAGATTTTAACATATCATGAAGTTTCATAGCATATTTTGCTATCTTATATAGATCAGCACGTGCCATTTGCACTTCGTGATCACGTTCTGCTACGTTGGCTAAGTCGCCAAATGCGCCTTCGTTAATTTTTTTGTTTGTCATGGGAATTTCCTGTATGTTTGATTCTTTAATTTTACGAATTACGTTATAGCCCTCGCTATCATCAATTCTGTATGTGTCGTTATGTACTGGGATAGATTTTCTAGATTTACCAAATCCTACAATTACGGTTCGCTTATCTTTGTCAAGATTGACTCCTACTATTTCTGCTACATTAGCATCATCAATTTGAATATAAACTGTATCACCACGTCCAAGTAAGTTAGAAACTTCTTGTGATAATGGTAATGTTGACTTCTCATTTAATTGTTCGAATTTCATTTATCTTTTTTATCCAACTTGTATTGTCTAAATCCTTTAAAAGATTTATTTGATTTACCTAAACCTAAATGTCCTTTAGGATCAACTGCCTTTCTAGCAGCCATTTTCGTAGTTCCAGGTGTCATTGGGAACGAAACAGCACCAAAATTGCCAGACATCGTATCACCTGTTGCTGCCTCTTCACTTATAATTTCATTTATTTTCATAATATTATTTATGCAATAATGCACTTTGTCCATTGTCAGTTTGTTTGACTAATTGCTTCGATATTCGCCTATCTTGCTTTTTACTAGATTTCTTCGCTTTCTGCTTTTTTGCGACTACTGTCCTATGTTCATGTAATTCATATTCTGATTCTTTTTTATTTTCTAGACCTGTCCATATTTTTGCATCTTCTTTTGCAACACTATTCATGGGACCATGTAAATCTTCGATATCATGATTCTCTACTTTCTTGTTCGCCATAATCTGCCTCCTGCATTACTATTTATCTATAAAACTGAACTCTCATATGTGTTTTGTTTGCAACTTTTAAACTCGCTTTATTATTTGGATTTATCTTGCACCATAATTGTCTATAATGATATATTTCTTTTATCTGCTCAATTGCTGCTGTAGCAATACCATTATTTTGATATATTGTAGCAACCAAATATGCAGTTTCATGCGTATCTTTTATCTCAATCGCACCAGCAAGTATACCATCATTGAGCCAAATACCCCATGTGTTGTATTCAGTAATAAACGACAATGCTATCTCTCTAGTAAAGGGCCAAGTGATATATGCGTTTTTTGCTATATCTTCCTTTACTATACTTTGCAGTTTATAAACATCAGCAGGCGTTAGTCTACGTACTGTAATATCCATTATTACTCATTCTTCTATATTTGATGAAGGATACTGCTTTTTGTAAGTTTGTACCAAAGCACGTCTGTCAAAATCTTTTGCGGTGCGTCTTGATACTAATGCTGCAAGTTTGTTCAATCCATATGATGGATATTCATCATGAAATTCTGACATCATTGCTGCTGCTTTTTTGTACATTGCTGCGTGTGTTGGTAATATCATACCCATTAATGCTCCTATAGACTCGTCTAAGTTATTATCTGCTGTTGCAATTAGTCTAATGTCATTGTATCTAACTAAGTCTGCATCTTTTAATTCAGCACTGATTTCTTTTTTACCTTCGTTCCACTCTACCTGTGCTTGTTCTGCTGACAATTCACCTGATTGCTTACGACTACCAATATCTTTCATTAATGCATCTAATTCATCTCTTAATACATCAGTTGATGAATCACCATGATAAATTACACTGTCGGAGTCTTCAGTAGGATCCCATTGAAAAAATTCTTTATCACCCTTTGCTCTTGGATTCCATCCATACACAAACACACCAGACATCTTTGCTAATCGTTCCCATAAGGTCTTGCTACCTTTGGACTGCTTATAATCACTAACAATAGTATGACCATAATCAACTATCGCCATTTTATACAATAATGGTGCTATACCTTTTCCTTGAATCACTTCATCAAAGAACACAACACTCTTATGCATTCCTTCATACTTGTGTTCAGGTTTTAATCGTAACTCACCTAAAAATCCGTCACCGTATGGCTCTTTTACCAAGAATGATACATCACCTTCATCAATTGTATGAATCTCATATCCGTTTATCTTCTTACCAGTTGATTCAGTTGATCCTATCATGTCATCTAGATCATACTTTGACATATCATCTTTTTGAACATCTGATGAATACTCTATTTCATTAATACGATCTTCTTTAACAATGCCATTAGCGATACGCACACTTGCTCTATCCATCATACGCTTCACTTTCATGATGCCTTTACCAGTTTTAAACAATCCTTTCAATACGGGAACTGTCATAGTCAGTGCTGCGCTTAATGCTACTATCTCTTCACCAGACAATGACATCAATGTCTTCGCTATTTCCATAGCATCTTCTTTAATGGTAACAACTTCATTAATTTTCATTATTATTCTCCTAGTCCCATATTAAATAATTTATGAGATGAACTGCCACCCAATATAGGCGGACCTTTCTTTGTCATTTTGTTTCCGAACTTTGCTGCTTGTCGCTCAGTTTCACCCGGCTTTACATCTACTGTGGTATTAACACCTTGCACAATCTTACCATCTTCTACTATTGATTCGTTTACTTTAAACTCCCAAGAGTCAATTTTGCTAGGAACAATAACACCACGAGGTGCTGAATATCTACTTACATCTAGCGTATCTTGCCACCATACCCCATCAAGTCCTGCTTGCTCTGCATATAAGGGTAGAACAAAGTCTAGTACGCCAGTTGATTCCATGCGTTTCTGTCTTGCTGCTTTTTTCAGTTTATCAGTTGGAACAATACCACCCTTGTCTACTTCAACGTCATAGTGTTCTAATTCACCATCATATTCATATTCTGCATCTGCCATTGAATTGAAAGTTGAACAAAGGTCATCTTCCATTTCATCATCATAGTAACATACTGTAACAGTTTCTTGCTGTTCTAAGTATCCATTTTCAATTGCCCATTGTTTGATTACTTCGTCATGCGAATCTGTAAGTGCATGTGCATTTAGGAATCTGTTTCCATCTTTAGTAGCACTATATGTATCCCCAGTTACATGTCCTCTAGCAATCTTTTTCCAATCATCTGGATGGGTACTTACGCTCAACCCTGCGCCCTCATATCCATCACGCTTCTTTGACGCATCTAATGTGCCAACATGATATAAATTTTTTACTGATGTAACTGGCAATGCTGGCGATTGATCTTCTTGTACCAATTTACTATGTCTATCTTTGAATACCTTCTTATCACCCTTTGTAGTCTTCATTACAGGTTGATTGTAAGCATCTTTTGTAAACCCCTTTACAGTTGCTTTACTGTTCTTGAATTTACCAACCAGCACTTCATCACCTACTTCTATCGTAGGTAATGTTAGTTTCGTTGGTTCTACTATTTCACTAATTTTCATATACTATATTACCATTTTTTACAAGACCAATATCCTGCTGTGGTTCTATCTTTTTTATCAGCACACTTATGACGTGCACGAAAACTCTTTCTTGCTGCTGGATTAGACTTTCTAATGCGCATATCAGGATCACCAAAGTTAACTTTAACTACGTTACCTTTGTCATTCTTTACATACACTTTGAACTTCTTAACATCACCTCGTGAAGGCTTGCCTAGTTTAACTTTACGACCTTGGTATTCTGCTTCGTCTAAGATTTCTAATTCATCATACAACATACTTAATTCACCTTCGTATGTGTATTCGTCTTCACTAACCTCTATGACACAATTGTTTACACGAACACCATTGTCTATTTTTGTACCATCTTTTTTATAACCATCCCAACATTCAGGATCTAATCTTTTTGTTTTCTTCTTTTTTGCTTCATATAAATCTTGTATTCTCATTTTACTTGTTCCTCTAATTCGGTTGGTATACCTTGCTTTATAATAGTAGGATTAGATTTAAAATCACTAACTACCTTCTGAACTAAATCTGATGGGTAATTTTTCTTAGCAGCAGCATATAACGATTCAAAACTGTATAGATCATCAGCATTGTCTAACTTTAATATTTTTGCCCACTCTGCTGGATTTTTAAATGGACCCTTGATTACTTCATTAGTATTTGCTTTTGTATAACCAGTACCATTCTTCTTTTCTACTGGTCTACGAATTACACGCACCATGCCCTGTGTCGGTGAGAACATCCAGCGTTCTATTTCAAGTGGTCTACCATCTGGTGTAGTTTCATCACTTGATTTAACGTCAATTTTGTCAATCATTGCACTAACCATAAGATTACGGTGAACACCTTTGTAGTTACTACTTTTACCATCTTGGCTCATCTCTTTTGAGTGTGGAGAATGATAGTAGTGCTTCATGAAGTCTATGTCGCCCGGCATAAAGTCAATTTGTACTTTGCCAGTGCGTTGCTTTCCATCTGCTTGCTTACTATCATCGTATCCAACAATATCGGCACTTGTAATGAATACACCTGTTTTTTGCACAAATGTAAGTCCAGGTGTTGATTGTAGTTTCTTTTGAAAATCATCTTGCTCTTCTTTAGTTAGTTGCACTGCAATATCAATGTCTCCACTAAACTCTTTTTTGCCAACACTACCTAGTGCATTTTTCATTAAAGGTATACCCAATTTCTGTTCTAGATTCTGTAGAGTTGGAGCAATTTCTGAATGATGTATAGCACCAGCGCCCGGAGCAGAGTCGCCTTCGGTGATTGATTCTACTGGAAATTCTGTGTTATGAGTCTTAAAATCTTTTTTGCGCATAACAGTCTTAGCAATCAAATCAAGTTCTTGATTATTATGATCCCATACTAATACAAATGGTAGATTTATCTGTGTCTGTAAATCCTTCATAGTACCTTCTGCATCTGGTCCCAATCTAGCAATAGGCTTTGCCCAACGTTTTGCTTCTTGCTTGAACAAGCGAGTCAATTCACCTTTGGTGATCTGCTTAATGTTGCGCTCGTCATTTACTCTATCTAAGAAGTGTCGTGTGAAGTTTACATCAATGCCTACTTTACCAAATACTTTGTCTGCAAAAACTTCTAACGCATCTAAGTCTGCTCTACTCAGTGAATCATCAAATTCATTTAATCTCATAATCTATTCCTTTTCAAACGGCTTTTCGCCTGTCATTTTTGGCAACGAAAACCATAACTTAAACCATTCTGGTGTTCCTGGCTGTATATTATTATCTCGTTCAATTTTACGCTTTTCTGAACCTGTTATTGATATATTAGATTCATCATCACCATCTACGATATCTTTATCCTTATCGTATATGCCTGCTAATTTCTTTAATTGTTCAATTTCTTCTTCTAATGACATGAAAATACCTCTATTAATTTATATTAGTAGTATTTATGCTGTTGTTTAATTTAAGTTGGGTTTTTGCCTGTGCGACATAATGCCTCAAGCATCTTAAAATAATTCCAAGCGTCTTGTACAGCGGGTGTCATATGTTCTTCTAATGGGATAATATCGTGCCAATGTCCTGGCAGACTACTTATTGAATCTAGCACATGTGTGCGTTCTCGTTTTACTAATTTTCCATCATATAATAAATCATCTATCAAATTGTGAACTTCTGATTTATCGTGAAGATGTAATTTATGTCTATTATTGCCCAGCATCAAATGTATTGGGTCAATCGTACTCTTCCAGAATATATTCCATTGATCTTCATCTCTAAAATCAATTTCAACACATGTTATTACGAGTAACACGTCATTATATTCTACTTTTTTTTCTAATATGTCGCTCAAGCATCTAACTAAATCAAATCCAATTAGCATATTAAATACACGATTAATGCATATGTTGCATAATGAGATATTTGATCGCATGTTTGTATGCACCAAAATACTGAACCATCTCTTGGTATTCCAAATGTCCATAGCAGTTTTGATTTTAAACAATCAATGTGCCAGTGTGCTACATAATCCAATACAGCAAATGCAAGTGCAAGCCATGGATTAATAAAAAATACCAATACGACTAGTGTTAGTGTCGCATGATCTAATGCATGTATGTGCAATCCTTTATTAAAATAAAGTCGCTTTGTGGTTGGTTTTCTAAGTGACTGTAATGCTAAATCTGCAACTGAATGTTTACACATTAACAAGAACAATATTACTGCTTCTACTTCCATGTTATTTCTTCTACTTCCGTGTTATTTCTGCAACAACTTTATGTTTAATATGAAATTTTCAACAATCAACTTCGTAACAGTTGCAAGTAAAACTACTTCGTGATCATCTGGACTTCGCATCATATGATCTGACAATACTTGATTCGCTATGAGATTGTATGCGGAATCTTCACTTACATTTAACTCTTCCCAATCAATAGGATCCTCAAGTTCTACTTCTCGTGCGATTTCCACTAATTGCTCTACTGTAGGTATTTTATTATTCATAATGATTCATACAACTTACTGCTCCTTGGATTTTTTCTTTTCAACTTAATAAAGAATGCTAATTCAATTCTATCGATTTGTGCTTGTGTCAACCATGCGCTTATGTGGATATAGTCTTCGTGTGTATTATATTGTTTATGAACATCTATTTCGTTATTATCTATATCACATAAATTTGCTAGGTAATTACCTAAATCAGATTCTAGATACCACTGATATACAACAGTTTGGTTAATCCAATGTTCAATATTTTGAGGCAAGATGTCATTAGGTATCTTTTTTTGTAAATCCCAAGAATCAATTGTTATAGTGTGCACGTGCATATTTAATAATTCTATCATAACCAATATGATAACATAATCATACACTTATGTCAATTAAACAATTCCTCTTTTTGACAACCATTCTAATATTTCATTGTCATCAAAATCTGGCGATCTACGATGAGTTTCTGTAAGACTATCCCAATCTCGTAATGCTGGATGAGTTTTATCTGCCGAATTAAAGTAAGACCCATGTCTCCAACCTTCAGATACTTTCTCACTAACCCATCTATTGTGATGCCATTTCTTCATATCAAACAATGCTTGATTTTTTACATCTTCATCAATGTGGATTGAATTCTCAAAATTTCCCATTGCTGCTACATCATATTGACTAGATAATTCAATATCGAAGTCATCATCAAAATGATACTCCCATACATTAACAATAAACAATGCCTCATCTGCGGTAATATCACGTGTTAACGGGATAACATATGTATGAGTCATATCGCAATCTGCGCAATGACCATATTCCATACCTATGTGGTCTTCACCTAATTGATACTTTAATACTGTTTCAACTGGTGAAAATTCTTTAACTGCACTGTACCAAGTTAATGCTTGCTCTTGCGTTAATGGCTCTGCTGTTTTTAATTGAATGTGATGTTGATAATACATAATATCTATCCTATTTGTTCGTCTGATGAATAACGTGATACTGAACGAGGCGATGACTTCGTGGTCGCAACCTGTACTGGTGTTGTTGTATGGTTGCTACCAGAGTTTACATATAGACCAAACCATGCTGCGCCTGCGCCTACTATAACTGATACCAATCCTGCTTGTGCCATATTAGGCTCTTCTAATAACATAAACCACTGTGATACATCATATAGCAAATAAATGTAAACAGTTATGAATGCTCTTGGAAATAATCTTAATTTATCAAACCAATATGGAAATGCTTCTAGCATACTTATTTTTCCATCTTCATTTAAATCTGTATCTGACATATTTACTTTCTCCATTATATGATAGTATTTATACAAAGTCAAGCCGTAAAAAAACCAAGCATGCAGGAAAACATACTCGGTTTTTTAATTACATTAACTTACGTTAAATGTTAAACTTATGCTACTGTCATTGCACCTGCGATTGTTAGTGCTAATGCCTGTAGTGCTGTTTGCATAGCGGCTGCATCAGCCCATGCGCTTCCTTCAACTGATACGGTGAATACCGTTCCACCTGCGCTGTGATCAGAAAGACCAATAATTGTACCACGCATTGCGATACTCTCTAAAATTGCTTCCATTTCTTCGCCTGGATTAACTTCTGCTGAAACATCTGCTGCTGCTGTGATTGTATAATCTGTGATTGTTGGTCCGTAGTTGAATTTACCGAATTCAATTACGTTTGCTGGGTTACGTGTTGCCATTTTTATGACTCCTTAATTTGTTATTTGTGTGCTTATGCACTAATTGTATTTATCTTTTATACTAAATTTTAGTATGCAAAATCTGCTACTGTCCAAGCCGATCCAGCCCAGCCAGCGTTTAATTCTGCTGCTAGTGAAACTGCTGTCCATGTACCATTGTTTTCAACTGCTACACGAAGATCAGGAGTAGCGACTGCACCCATAACAACAAGTGTTGCACGTCCTTCTACAATGTGAACTGCACGCTTTACTGCTGCTTTGTGTTCGTTAAGAGCAGTTAGTGTAACTGCTTCTGCTGCAACTGCTGCTGCTTCTGCAATTACTGCATTATCATATGCTGTTTCTAAACCAGCGTTGCCTGGATCTGCATCCCATGCTGCTTTCGCTGCGATAGTTGCTGCCTTTGCTGCTGCTGTATCTACTACATCTTGAGCATATGCGCCCGCTGCTGCTTCGTCCATGTCTGCGCATGTTGTTGTAAAGTGAGCAAGTGAACCTGTTAGGAACTGGCTATCTACTTCGTATACGTCATTTACTTTAGTTGTCATAATTTGACTCCTTTAATTTTAATTTGTGTGCTTTTGCACTATTTGTATTTATCTTTTATTGTAAAATAATTAACGTGTGACCTCTATCAGTTCTAAAAATACAACCCAATCAGTTGATGTTGCTGCTGGACCTTGTACTGATACTTTGATTCTATCATTTGCTACATCTACTGATACAAATCCTGTACATCCTGAATCACTATCCTGTGTTACTTCATAACTGTTATTTCCAATGGCGACCATAGTTCCTGACATCTTGTGAACAATACCAGTTACTTTAAAACTATCATGTGCTGTACCACTAGTAGCAACATAAGTAGCAGAAAACTTAGCAGTAGTATTATCTGCTAATGTAACGTAAGTGCTATCACTAAATGATACCTCTGTTTCCACTGCATCAGTAGTCTCTATTGCAAACACTAAGTCACGTCTTTGTGCTGTTGTTGACACACCAGATACTACTTGCTTAATATCTGCTCTAAACTCAATATTATTAGTGAAATTTCTATCACCAATAACATCTGGCTCTGCATGTTTATTGTTAACATAACTCTCTGTTGCTAATCCCGCAACACTTGGTATATAAGGCTTATTAGCCAAATCTAAATAATTACCACTGAACAATACTGGTGCGTTAGATAAATCGCTGTAACTACCACTGAAGACTGTTGGACTATTTACTAACGTGCTGTAATCTAATGCAAGTGTAGATAAGTCAATTTCATTTCCATTATTTAATGAAAGTACGTTCTGTGTTAATATAAACGATAAGTTTGGTAAACTACTTGCTGGTATATTGGATAAGTCGTTATAATTTCCACTAAACAAGGTAGGTCGGTTAACAAGATCGTTGTAGTCAGCACTAAAGTGATCGCCACGTTCTACTAATTTTTGTGTTACCCAAGATTCACTTGCATAGCCTTCTAAGTCGATTACACCATCTGTTTGCAGTCCTACTAATTGTGCCGTAACATAATCTTTACTTGCCCAACTAACGTCTAAGTCTATATTTTCCCACATCGAACTTAATGCGTTATACATAAGTATATGGTTGGTTGATACACCAGATATTGCAACATCATTTAAATCAGATGTTGAACTGAGAGTTCCAAAATCAGCAACGCTTATCGCATTTGTTACATACTCTTGTGTTGCAAGTGGTTTTGTGTTCCATAATAGATTACCATAACCATCAGATTCTATGGCATTTCCACCGATATTGATGGTACTATCATCGATATAAATTTCTGTAAAGCGGTTTGTGGCACTACCAAGTGATTGCAATCCGTCAGTTGCAGGAATTAAGTCCCAACCTGCTTCTATAGTTAGTGTGTTCGTGTTTACATCACTTGACAGACCATCAAGTGTGGTTCCGCCTTGTCCTAATAAACTAGTGGTGTCAGTTAAGTCACTTACATCTGTTGGTATGGTGGGCTTGTTAGTTAAGTTGTTGTAATTAGTTGTTCCACCACTACCTAATAGGCTGTTGGTGTCAGTTAAGTCACTTACATCTGTTGGCAGCGATGCAATCGTTGCTAATCCATCGATACTTGGAATAATTGGTTGATTAGTCAAGTCAGAATAACTACCACTAAAGATGGTAGGTGTATTAATCAAATCTGCAAATTCACCACTGAACAATGTAGGTGTATTAGTTAAATCTGCATAATCACCACTAAACAATGAAGTTGTTAATGCATAAACACTTAAATCAGTTATAGGCTGATAAGAAGCCAATGTATTCGTAAGATAACCAGTTGTAACAAAATCTACTGGTTTGTTAGTTAAATCATCATAACTACCACTGAATAACGCAGTAGTTAATGTATATGCAGCCAATGAAGTCGCTAATGAAGATGTGGTTATGAATTCACTAAGATTACCAGCACTGACATTTGCAATTTGCTGATCAACGTATGTAATGGTTGAATATTCAGTTAGATCGGTTACTAATAATGAATCGGTGTCTGTTAAATCATTTATATCAGTTGGCAAACTGCTTATCAATGCATGTGCTGATAAATCAGTTGCTGGATGTACAACTGCTGCTATTTGTTGATCTACATATGCAATACTTGCTAATCCATCGATACTTGGAATGATTGGTTGACTTGTCAAATCAGCATAATCACCACTGAATAAACTTGGTTTATTAATCAAATCAGTATAATCACCACTAAATACGTCAACTGCTGCTATTTGTTGATCTACGTATACGCTTGTTGCATATGGTGTTAGTGATGGAGTGTTTAGTATGTTTGCATAATCTACTAGAGGAGGTACATATGCAGTGAATAATGCTTCTACTTCTACTGTTTTTATGTATGCTGCTAGATCAATAACACCACCCACAGATGCTACCGCATTGGCATCAATCGCTGCATTAACTTCCTCTAGTGAAAGAAAACCAAGGTCATTGTTAAAACTACCAAGTGTTAATGCCGAGGTCGTTGATGGTACGTACATGTTCTTTAATGAATCATATACTAACATGTCACCAGTAGTTACAGGCATCGTAGTATCTACGATACCTTGCTGTGAACCATCAAGGGTCGCACGAGGTCTTACTGCGTTAATTGCCATTGTTTAGTTCCTTAAATCATTAGTACTATTTTGTTTACCACGCCGTGCGTTGATGCATCATATGTTTGATCAACCAAGTACGATCTGTCTATTCTTGCACGAACATATACAAAATTACCAGTGAATGTTGCTCCGTATGTTGTTGATTGTGCATCGTATGGTAAATATGCAGTACCGCTTGATAATGCAATATTAAACCAATCTGCTTCTGTTGGTGACTCAAGTAATGTTGCTTCTAACCAAATACGACCAGTGAAATTATTTACATGAAAACTAACAGTATGTAGACCGTCGCTGTATCCATAAAATCCATCACCTCTGGCTTTTTCACCTGTGTATGACATTTCTGCTTTGTTTGTTAAAATTACTGTTGAACTAGCCATTTTATTATTGTCCGTCTAATGTTTCAATTTCAATCAACACGCCAGTGCCAGTCAATTCTTCAATTACTGCTGTAAGTTGAGCGAGTGAATCACTATCTAATACGTCTATTGATTCGTCACCATCTTTTAGCAATTTGCTTGCCTTAATCACGATGACCGTTTCTGCTATCTTAGCCATAAGATACTCCTATTAATATAATAGTATTTATCATTATAGGAACTATGTTAACTATGATGTATTAAGGAGTTGCCATTGAGAATGTAGTTGGTAGGAATTGTATCCATGATGTTCCGTCATAACCTTCAAACAGTTTCGTTTCTGTATTGAAAAACATCTGTCCTTCAACTGGATTGGCTGGATGCTGTGCTGCTGTACCTTTTGGTAACACAAACGAGTCATTAACTTGCAATTCATCTATTGATGCTACTGTTACTGCTATTTGCGAATCATTATTGCCAGTACCAACTGTAAGCACTGGATCATTTGCTAGTGTATCACCGATATCACCATATAGTGATCCTGTTAGATGAACGTTATGTCCTGATAGTGTAGTTGCTCCAGAAGTGTTAAGTATTGTTGCACCGCCACTACTTGCAGGTGCTTTTATTTTTTCAATATGTGCATCATGGATTGTTAATGTGTCTCTTACTGGACCAGTAGTAATAATTGGCGTATTTTGGGTAGGTGAAAGTACATCGCCATATAAGTTGCCTGCTACATTACCTGTTAATGTGTAAATACCTCCGGAGGCGTTTACTACCATTGCACCAGTAGTTGGATTTAAAATGTTACCTTTAATATTACCAACAAATGAATCTGCTGTAATCGTTGCTACTGTAATATTGCCTTTTACTATACTTGTATCTAATGGACTGATATCATTAATAGATTGTGAACTTAAATTAATTGAGTTAATTAGAATGAACGAATCTGTTTCTGAATCTTTAACAAGACCAGAGTAAGATGACGGACCAATTCTTCCTAAGAATCCCACATCTACTGGAGTTGTACCTGATTTATTTAATATAAGCAACGCATCATCAAATGCTGCGTCTACACTTATTAAGTTTGTTGCTTGAATACCTCTATATGCCATTGGGTTTATCTCTCTTTATAACAATACTATTTATCATTATAAAGAGAGTACACAACAATCAAATTAGTATTGCATATCTAGATCGATAGCCCAGTGAGTTGTTGCTGGATCGTGATTTAAACCACAGGCGATATCGTACAGGGTACGTACACCAAATCCTACTGCACCTTTAGGTGTGGTATCTTTAGGACTATCAGCCCATGCCATTCCTGCAATATCCAAATGTGCCCACGGAGTATCACTATCAACGAACCGATACAAGAACTCTGCTGCTGTGGTGGAACCACCATACGGACCGCCAATGTTCTGCATATCAGCAATAGGGGAATCTATCATCTTATTCCATACTTTACCCATTGGCATACGGAAATAATTCTCTCCTGCATCTGAACCAACTGATGAAATATGACTAGCGAACCCAGTAGAATTACTAAACAAACCTGCTGCTTCGTGACCTAGTGTTACCAAAATAGCACCAGTTAATGTTGCTAAATCAATAATCTGTGCTGGCTTGTATTCATTTTGTACATACGTTAGAATATCTGCAAGTACCAAGCGACCTTCTGCATCTGTATTCAAGTTCTCGACTGTTTGACCATTTAATGACCCGATAACATCACCTGGGCGAGTTGCACCACCAGACGGCATGTTTTCTACAAGTCCTACGATTCCTACTACATTGGCTTTTACATTCTGAGAAGCAATTGCGTGCATAGCACCAACTACTGCTGCTGAACCACCCATGTCAGTCTTCATATCTCCCATACCCTTTCCAGGCTTTAGTGAGATGCCGCCAGAATCAAATGTAACACCCTTTCCTACTAGAGCAAGTGGTGCTGCGTCTGTATCAGCATTCATGTGTTCCATCACAACAACATAACTGTCACGATCAGAACCTTCACCAACACTCAATAGCAAATCAAATCCTAGTTTACGTAGAAATTTCTCATGCATAATCTTTACTGTTACACCCAAAGGTGTTAACATTTGGTTGATACGATCTGCGTACTCTTCTGGATACAATTCGTTACCCGGCTCAGTAACTAGGTCACGTGCCAAGAACACACTTTCTTCAATGGTTTTGACTGAATCTGTACCATGAATATATGTAAACGTAGTACTTTCTGTATCTGTCTTGTACTTACTGAATGAGTATGCAGCAAGTCGTGCACCTTCAATGATAAACGCTGATGTCTTATCATTAAACTCAAAATAAACATGATTGCACTTTTTATTATATTTGGAAAAGCATTTACCACCAAGATTGCGGTAATCGGTATCGGTAGATGCTGTTGTTTTTACAATGAGTACTGCATGAACAGACATACCAGATGGATATGTTACTTCAATCATATCATCATCTTTACTTGAATCATTCATATCCCATGCTGCTTGTAACTGTCCTTTCGTTGTTTTGTCTAATACTTTGTAATACTTTGATTTATATTCAACTACAATTGCTGAATTATTTTCATATTCACTCACACTGCCTCCAGTTCTTTCGTTGTTATTAATACTTCACCATCTGTATAACTGATAATCAGTTTTTCAGTGATTGTATCATTCATAATATGCTTTGCTAATGGTAATTTAATACGCTCGTTGATTAGTCGTGAAAGAGGACGTGCGCCCATTGCTGGATCATAACCTTCTGTTTCAAGGAAAACTAATATACTCTCGTCCCATTCAATCTCAACACCACGTGATGCGATATAACCTTCTAATTGTCCTAAGAACTTTAGAACGATACTGCGCATATATTTTAATTTTAATGCATTAAATTGTACAATACCATCTAATCGATTTCGGAATTCTGGTGCAAAGAATTTGTTAATTGCTTCATTAACGGCTACTGCGTTATATGCTTGATCACCAAATCCAATCGCTTTCTTTGAACCTTCACGCGCACCTAAGTTAGATGTCATAATGATAATTGAATTCTTACCTGATACTTTTTTTCCTGTACTTGATGTGATCACACCATCGTCTAATAATGCCAATAATACTGACATAATATCTGGATGTGCTTTTTCTACTTCGTCTAACAATAACACACAATTTGGTGAATCTTCCAATGCAGTGATCAATAAACCATCTCCTGCTTTTCCGTCACCATGACCTACATAACCAGGAGGTGAACCAATCAACTTCGATACAGAATGTGCTTCTTGATACTCACTCATATCAAATCGCACGAGTTTCATATCCATAGACTCTGATAGTCGCTTTGCTGTTTCCGTTTTGCCAACACCAGTTGGACCAGTGAATAAATAACTTGCGATAGGCTTATTTGGTTCTTTTAATCCTGCTAAACTAATGGTAATTGAATTGATTACACGATTGATCGCTTCGTCTTGTCCAAATACATTATTACGCAAGAAATTCTCTACTTGAATATGCTTGTTGTTTGTTTGTTCTTCTGCTTTAGTTCCTAAATGCTCTGCTGGTATACCAGTGTAGCGAGATAATTCTGCACGAATCGCTTCGTCAGTAATCAATGTGACTTGCTCATTGATAGGCTGAATCTTATTAAATGCACATGCACGATCAATTACATCGAATGCCTTATCTGGCAATTTCTTATTAAATACATACTCTGCACTTAAATCAACTGCTAAGTCACATGCAGATGGTTCAATTTCAAATCCATAATGTATCTCATATGACATAGCAGCATTACGAATAATCTTCTTTGCTTCTTCGGAAGTAGGCTCTTCGATATTAATCTTAGTGAATCTTCTTGCTAACGCTGCTTCTTTTTCAAATAATTTACGATATTCTTGATCAGTTGTTGCACCAATTACTTTTAATTTACCACTTGACAATGAGGGTTTGAGTAAGTTTCCTGCATCCATACCGCCAGAACCACCACTAGTTGAGCCTGCTCCAATTACCATATGAATTTCATCAATGAACAATATGATATCGTCACGCTTTTCTAATTCTTCAACTAGTGCCTTCATACGCTCTTCGAAATCACCACGATACTTAGTACCAGCGACTAATTTTGCCATGTCAAGCATTAATACAGTTTTACCTTTGATAACATCTGGTACTTCATCTTCTACGATGAGTTTTGCCAATCCTTCCACAATAGCAGTTTTACCAACACCACTACCTCCTACTAACACTGCATTAGATTTCTTCTTACGTGCAAGTGTCTGTACTAGATCACGTAATTCATCACGGCGACCAATTACATCATCATAATTACTTGACTCTTCATTCATATTGACAGTGAATTGTGCTAATGCCGAAGGTGCTGTATTACTACGAGGTATTTGCTTCTGTTTGGTTCCTGTTGTTTCATCACGAAAGTCTTCACTTATTACTGAATTCACATCATGCAACCACGCTGATAGTGAATGCTTATCTAGTCCACATTCGTATGCGAAATGTGCTGTTACTGATTGCTCTTCTGAGAGAATACTTAATAGCAAATCAACATTGTTGATTGATTGCTTTCCGTAAAATACAGCCTGTGTCATTGCACGATTGAATACGCGCTCTAACATTTGTGTCTTACGTGGAGTAATTTCTTCATCAGATGACATAACTAATTCATCACATTCTGCTGCTAGGTAATCCTCAATCGCGAGTTGTATACTTTCACAATCTGCTTGAATTTCGTAACACATAATACGTACTGCGGTATCGTCTAAAATTACCAACGATAAATGCTCTAGCGTCACGTATTCATGATTATGACTTTTTGCTAGATCAATAGCGCGAACTACTATGTTTTCAATTTCTGACATTCTCTTAACCTTAATATAAATTGATCGATACTAGTATCAGTATCTAATTTTGGGATTTCAGTATTCACAATAATGTGCAATCCTGCACGCTTCTTTGTTAGTTTATTCATCAAGCCCTTGTTAGGTACTAGAATGACTAACCCATCTTGCGCTCCCGCTGGGATTTCTATTTCTAAATGCTCGTCACATGGACCTATAATTGGGATTACACTTCCTTGCATCGCATCTACGATATCAATTGTGATATTCATTATAAGCGATAATCCCTGTCTTGTCAATACTTTATGTGATAATTCTTTGATATTAACAATATATTTGTCAATAGGAGTGTTTACTTTATACTTATCATCTAACCTAGATCCTGCTGGTATTGCTACTTTCAATATCTCACCAGTATCTGTCTCAATGTAATCATCTACACCTTCTATCTGCTGCTTGATTGTTAATTTTACATTTACTAAATGTGTATGTGAAGTTACAATAATAGGCACGATAGTACTCTTTCGTAGTTGTTCGTATGCTTGAACAACACGATTAAATTCGACTGATTTGCCGCCTCTATCTGGGTGATGCTTCATTGCAAGTTTTTTAAATGCTTGCTTTATTTCTTCTTGGGATGAAGATGTCGCTATATTTAAAATGTCCCAAGGGTTACTATTTGTTTGTTTCATATTATTTCATACTGCTGAATTAGTTTGTTCCTATAAACTGCCTCAACATCGTTACCATATATTTCATTGCTCGACAACGAACAATCACACTTCTCGTGTAGTTGTATTTACTTATTTTTTTATATGAATTATATGACACTATATATGAACTGATTTTTTGCTAGTCTTTAAATATCTTTAGTACTTTATCAGTAATTCCTGGCTCTACAGGGACGGGAATAGTTACATCACGATTATCATTGTGATTATCAATATTGATTTGAACACCTTCATAGTATGATTTGTATGCTGCTATAATAGATTGCTGCTGTGATAACAATTTTAATATTTCAGAATTATTCAGACTTAGATTTTCATATCCAATATCAGTTAATGCAAATAATGCAATATTACTATTTACTTTTTGTAACTCTTTCATTACTTCATCCATATTATCTATTGTGACTATAATAAAATCTACGTCACGCAATGCTAATACAGAAGTATCTGGCAATATTAAATCAGGCTTATCTATGGGCGCTGATTTATATGTAACTACTTTTGGTACAGATGAACAACTACTTAGGAATATAGTTGGGATTAGCAATGTCATAACAACTGCTATTCGTTTGACTCTTTTTAACTGCATTTAATTCTTCCTCTGTTAGTGGTGAACCACTTACTATCTCAAAACATCTTAACACATCTTTAGTACCTTTGTCAACTATTTTTTCAACTAATACAGGCTTTGATTCTGCTAATGCACCTAGTTCATGTCTACTTAACTTAGACTGTAAATCTTTAACTCGTGAATTTGCTGCTTCAAATTTATTAGATACACGCAAATACTCATCTTGCACTCTTACTAAATCTGCTTGTACTAATTTTAATGCGACATCTGTTGCTTGTTGTGCTTGTTCTGCTTGTGCTGCGTTGACTGCGAATATTTGAATTTGGTTTTGGGTGTATTTGTAATATTGCCAAGCACCATAACCAACTGCTCCAAAGATCACTGCTGCTATTAGATATAGTTTAATACGTGAAAACATTATTTGTTCCTATATATGATTCTGCATTTTGTCAAATCATAAGGTGATATTTCTACCTCAACCTGATCTGCAAGAAGTACATTAATATTCATTTTTCGCATCTTTCCACTCAAGTGCGCTAATAGAACATGTTCATTCATGTCTAACTTAACTCTGAATTTAGCGTTTGGTAGACACTCTGTTATAATTCCAGTTGTTTTTATTGTATCTTCTTTAGACATTAGTAACTATTCAAAAACTTAATTCTTTCTGATATCACTTTAGCATCTGGGTCATGTGCAATAACATATTCATAACTGGATGTGTGTACTGATTGTTCAAACTCTTCCGAAGTCCAATCTTTTGGAATAGTGTCCTTGTATGCTACAAATTTCCAAGATTCTACTTCATTGTCAATATTTAAAATATCTTGTAACATAACATCAATTAACCTAAATAAAAAATTACTACGTGTGTATTCAATAAACACTGTATATTTTCCTTCTGGAGTGGGTCCTACTGATACATCAACATCTAGTGCATCTTTGTGTCCAGTTTCGATGAATTGACTAAGGTCTGACGCTGCTTCGATGTGATTTACTTCAATTGCGACTACAACGATGTTCTTATCATATCCAATCTTACTTTTGTATTGATCAATACTAACTACATTGCTCACAAGACCACGTAGATCATTGTGTTGCACTGCTTCATTAAGTGTCGTCTGATATGATTTCATCACTTGCTCCTAGATTATCATCGTATGCTTGTTCAACTGCTGCACTGTCAAACTGCATATCATCTACTTTCACACGACTTGATTCAATGGTGTCTATTAAACCACGTGGGACTTCAAGTGTAACCAACCATACTGGTCGTAGTATCTTCTTTGCTCTACGCTTGTTTGGACGTTCTGGATCAATCTCAGAATCTTCTGGCTCAATTAACTTTGCTGCGGTGGTAAGTGTGTCTTTTGCATAGAATACTTTGCAGCCATTTTTAAGCAATCTATCTGCACCATCTGGATCTGGCATCATCTTATGTGGATATAACAAAGTCACTGTTACCCAATAACGCTCAATTTGTGGACCATCTACAATCTCACCTTCAATCCAGTTCTTGTATGCATATACGTTTAATGATTCTAATACACCATCAATTTGCATCAATGTTTCCAATGCCGAATTTCTCTTTATGTTCTTACCTAATTGGGCAATGATGTCTGTTTGTTCCATAGTATTCTCCTAACTATTAATATAACAGTATTTAGCCTTTCTTTATTAATTGACTTACTGTAATAGTTAATAGTATATGTTAACGAGTTATTGTATTAATGCTAAATAATATTGTACGAGCAAGTACGAGGCACACTCATAAAACTTAAAAGGAGTTTTTAATGGCCAGACGAGCAAGAAAAACAAAAAACCAACAACGTCAAGATCATGATGTAAAAAAGGACGTTATCCAACTTAATGGGATGAAGCGCCGAGAGCGATTCGTTACCATGATTCCAAAAAACCGCAGACAAGAAGACTACATAGAATTACTAGATGATAACAATCGACACATAGTATTCGCAATGGGACCAGCGGGCACAGGAAAAACAATGTTAGCGGTTTTAGCCGCTATACGAGCATTCAAAGAAGGTATCTGTGAAAAAATAGTCATAACACGACCAGCAGTAAGTGTGGACGAACAACACGGATTTCTTCCAGGCAGCCTAGTAGAAAAAATGGCGCCATGGACTCGACCAATATTTGACGTATTTGAAGAATATTGGACACCACAAGAAATCGAAAATATGGTTGAAGATGGTGTTATAGAAGTCGCACCACTCGCATACATGAGAGGACGTACATTTAAAAATGCATGGATAATAGGTGATGAAATGCAAAACGCCACACCAAGTCAAATGAAAATGCTACTAACCCGTATCGGAACTAATAGTCGCATATTCGTAACAGGCGATCTCGCTCAACACGATAGGGGATTTGAAGCGAATGGTCTAAAAGACTTTTTAGTACGACTAAAAGAACAAAAAAGTGATATGATCGGAGTCATTGAATTTGAAAAACAAGACATTGAAAGACATATCGTAGTAGAAGCCATATTAAACATATATGGTGATGAAGACTAATTAGCCGAGAATTTTCTCGACTATATCTGCCCAAGTACTTGCTCGTACTATCCGTTCATCACTGTATTCTGCATTATGAGGATGATCAACTAAAATTGATTTCAATCCCAAATCTGCACCCAACACAGCATTTTCCCATTTATCTTCAAGCCAATACATACCACTACCACGATAATACTCTAATGCATCATCTTTGTCAGCACCAGTATCAAGACAGATTACATCAACAAACACATCACCATATAACTCTTTCAAGTTACTAACACGTAACGCCTTTGCTTTTACATCTAAACTTAGACTAGTGATCGCTAGAAACTTATATCCTGCTTCAACCAACTTAGCCATACCAGAACGAGAATCACGCAACGCTGGCAATGAACTCATCCAAGCACTGTTGTTAAACTCACGTATTAAACTCTTTCCTTTTGCTTTCTCAATACCATACATGACAGAAATATCATATACTCCAGACACAACAACTACATAACCTTTCGTTGACATCCAATCATTAAATCCTGCTTCCCAATCTAGACACACTCCGTCACAATCAGTCAATATAATCTTTTCGTTCATACTCTTTACTTCCTTGCTTTAATTAACTTATACAATAATTATAACACAAGGCGCCTTACTTGTCAACCCCTAATTACAATAAGTTTGCCAATTCTCATTCTTTATCTGCTCTTCTTGATCCCTCTTAATTGCTTCAAGACATTCACCAATTAGACTGGCTTGAGTATTATTGATTGTTTCCCACATTTCTTCATGGAAAGCATCTTCTGCTTCATCGTCAACCCATTCATCATCAACGTAAGACTCTTCTGTCAATCGTTCAGAATCATTAATAACAAGATCAATGGTTTCTTCATAATCATGTTCAATACCATCATACATTTCCTCACCTTCATAGATATCTGCACCAAAGAAGTTTGGCCCTTCATCCTCATATGAAATAGATGTAATGATTTTAGGATCATATTCTACCAGAATACCTAGTAATTTCTCCAACCCCTGTTCTGGGGAACTCCATGCAGATTCTCCAGAGAAATATACATCATCCTCTTCGGCAGAAAAATCCTCAAAATAACTCCACTTAGGGCCTATGTTAGAGGTAGTCCACTCATACTTTTCTGTCTCTTCATATGTCAAGTCGCCCTCAACAAAGATATCAGAAAACCATTTGTGCGGTGCATCATCACGAATACGTCCAAACATCTCTTTCAGTTTTGTGCGTGCATCATTATTGATTTGATGAAATTGCACATAAAAGTGTACATGATTTGCCATTATTCAATCTCCTCTCGTGATTCGTGATTGTCAATCATACCTCGTAGTACCATCCTACAGTAACCCTCAATATAATTTTCTTCGTCTTCCAGATAATCTTCAATCTCATTAATCTGTTCAACACCTAAATCGTCAGTACTTTCAACACCATACTGCTCCTCAATACTATATAATACCCAATCATAGGCAAGTGACTCTAATTGATCACATAGTTTACCTTGTTTAGTTACTTCAAACGACATCTTCTATCTCCTTAAACTTTTAAAGTTCTAATTTCTTACCTAACGCATATCCTGCTGCTGCTGCGCCGCCACCTATAAGAACTGTTTTTCCTATAGAGGATTTACGTCTAGGTCCGCTATCATCATCATCATCATCATCATCATTGTTGTTGCCACTGTTACCTACCAGCATAGACACTGCTGCCAATATCGGGGCACCAAAAATCCAACCTGGACCACCACCAAGCAGCAACGCAGGAATGAGAATAACCGCAGTAACAATCAACCATGCGTATACGTAGATTTCTGTATCATCAGTTTTGTTAGACATCTTCTATCTCCTATTTAAATATTCTATGCTACTAATGTAACGATATCACTGAAATGTTCATCGAATACATTTACTAAATGCTCGTAGTCACCACTCTTCATATCTCTTACGATATCTTCGTGATCAGGCTTGGCAAAACTAGTTGCCAATGCGATTAGATTCTGCTCAGAACCTTGCTCACCTGATATGTCTACAACAATACTTTCTCTAAAATGACTAGATGTGTTCATGATTTAAAACCGATTAGCGTTGCGTTCAAATAATTGCTCACCAGTAGGCTTGCGATTAAGGTATGCTTCTACTGCCACCATATCCTGCTCTTCTTTTGCAATGACAGTGTTATCATAAGATACCTGACTAATGTAACCGAATGCTAGGAAATCACCTAGCACATCCGCGAATGGACTACGATCATTAGACTTCCATAATACGACACCATCAAGGTCGCGCACGTATGCATGTGACCACTGCTCGTAAACTTTCATACCTTTTGCTGTTTTAATCATAGTCTTTCTCTCTTTAATTAATTAACTTATACAATAATTATAACACAAGGATCCTTACTTGTCAACACTTATTTTACAATACGTTCCTTACATATTTTAAAGTAGTTCGTATCTAACTCAATGCCAATGAAATCACGATTTAGATTAATTGCAGCTAATCCTGTTGTGCCACTTCCCATGAACGGGTCAAACACAACATCACCCTCATTACTCCATGAGAGTATATGATCTTGGGCCATCTTTAGTGGAAACACAGCAGGATGCGGAATCTTACCACCACCAACACCATATTCCCAAATGTTTTTTCGTTTGCCATATTCTGCTGCTGTTTTGTACACTCTATCAGGGATAGTTCCATCTTTTTTCATGCCAGACTTAGCGGTGCTTTCAGTCATACCGCCTCTAACATTTTTTCTATCCTTGATCGCATTAAATGTTTTTGGTCTACCTTTACTGAATACAAACATATACTCAAAACTATTAAAGTATGCATATTTTGATCCAGTAAACGACTGTGACTTTTGATAGATCATTGTATCATGTAAGCGAAACCCACACTCTTTAGCCCATAATGCTTGCTTAAACGATGTGCCAGTTTCGCTTCCTTCAATTGTCGCGTCTGCAACTATCCAAACTATTACACCACCATCAGTTGTGACTCGAAATAGATCAGTTAATACGTCTTTCCATACTTGTTCTCCCCATTGATCATTATTTCCATTGTAGGTGCGCAAATTATCATATGGAGGACTCGTGACTGTTAGATCAACCGAACCATCTGGCATTTCCTTCATTATTTCAATATTGTCACCATGTATCAAATCAATCATATAGGAGTAATTGAAGTAATATTCTCTAGCGTCTTATAAAGAAACTTATCATGAAGAACATTGTTAAGTGGTTTTAATTGTCCTCTACCATCCAATCTCACACTACCTGTTATGGCAAAGATTGCATCAAATGCCGATGCTGCGCTAACCAAGTCAGCCATAGTATGCTCACTATCGCGGTTTCTTGAAACGGACAATTCATATACCTTATTGTGATTGTCTGTCAACCTATATACAAATGCTTTTTGTCGCATTGTATCATGTCTATATTTTTCGATAAGACGTAACTGTAATCCCTCAAATTCACAATGAGAGCGATGATTATAATCATGAGACACATATTTTTCAGCAATAGCATCAGTGCGTTTTTCATACGAAGTGATTCGCGGCAACGTCATTAATAACTTCTTGTACGATTCCATCATTGGTGTATTTCGATTACTACACATATGCAGCAGTTTTTTCCTCCAGGAAGTAAGTGTAATATCATCACTTAATTTTGACATGAAGAACTTATTTTCCCAATATGAAAATATATCAGCAGCGTTTGCGTAATCTTCTGCAAGAGGAATTGTTGCATTAAGTGTATTGCCGTCGCAGCAGTTTGTGAACAGACTCATGGACTCAGGGAATACATGAGTTCTATTCATATAGAGTAATACAGCCAATGCACCTTCTATGCTAACTGATAAAAGACTGCTTGATGCCCGTTCGTCATAGTACTTGTGCATTTCTTCAATTTCATCATGTTTTAGTAGAGTATTTAATGTGACTTGTGGGTAAATATTTGCGGTAGACATAATACAATCTCGTTAATGGTGGCCTCCACTAGAGGATTCGAACCCCTGACCTAGTGCTTAGAAGGCACTTGCTCTATCCAACTGAGCTAAGTGGAGATATTCGGTTTAATGTTCAATTTTTACAATATTGAACTCTAATATTGTGATGTTTAGTAATTCAATGTATAATTGAAAGATGGGAGTATATAGCGTGAAGTCACCACGCATGACACTTAACTTGAAGTCAACTAATGATACCCCATCTGAGAAATTTTTATATTTGCGCAATGCTGCAACTTCCCACCCAATATTTTTTTTCGAGCGTCCACTGAATAAAATCATACCTTTTCCTTTTTACGAAAGTTTTCTGAATAATTTTCTGTAAATGTGTCGTGCGTTACTTTTTTAAATTTACGTCTTGACTTATAGAATGATAGAGGTTTCTTGAATTCAATAAGTGTATCATCATGTACACGTATATAAGCAAACAACTTTCCTTCAGGATTCAAAAAATATGTGTGAGGTGGAAATTCACCACCTGTGATTTCTAATAAACCTTCCATAATAATATTACTCTATTTAATTTATTTTGATATGTTCTTTATGCATTATTGATATGATGCTTATGCTTAACAACACCACGCTTTAAAGATTTTTTACGATCAACCATTACTGCACTCTTATTGAATGTGCGTGCATTCTTTGATACTAAATTTCTTGCTTTCATTTCATACTCTCCTTAACTCATTAACTATACTAATTATACAACAAGGAGCCTTACTTGTCAACCTTTTTTTGATTTAATTTGACATTAATGTATATTGGTGGGTCTACTCAGACTTGAACTGAGGACCTGCCGATTATGAGTCGGATGCTCTAACCAACTGAGCTATAGACCCCCAATATACACTACTATTGCTCTTTGCTTATGAGTTTCTATTTATCAACCCGGAATCCAGAAAAAAGTTTTATTTGTATTAAATTTATTATTTGTTTTTACCCATTTCTTATTTTCTAATTTATATATAACATTCGCATCAATCTTATCAGCACCTTTAAATTTAACTGACGAGAAACTAGCACCTCTCACAAACATAGGACAGTTTTCATTTCTCCACATATATAATGTTTCTTCTTTAAAATATATACATGCGAATGAACCATCTACTTCGCTCAACTTTAATATATTACTAACAATGTGTTTGTGCAAACATGCAGTATCCCAATTTGAATGATAATTCCATTTCTTCAATTGTTCTTCTTTTATAATACCATTGTGCCATAATAATGTTTCGTCTAGTTCAGATGGGTGAACAGATGAAATAGTCCTTTCAGATGTAGTAGGTGCTTGCACATGTCCGACATGCAATGAACCAGATCGGGTTTCACTAAGTTCAAACTTACCCAAACTTTTATCAATTATTTCTAATGATTTTCCATCATACATTGCTGTTGAAAATGAATGGTTTCCTCTATGTGAATTCAATTCTGCTAACTCATTAAACTCACCAACATAATAACTACCAAATATACTACACATCGCCTACAATCGCCAAGGTATAGTAATCTGATATTCAATAGGATCTGCAATAGACCTATCCATGAATGCTTTGATACGTTCTGCACAACTCGGACATACACCACAAGACTTACCATCAATATCAGGATCATAACATGTCAATGTATGCTCATATAAATGTACCAAATCAAGTTCCTCTAATAGCGCAATCTCTTCATCCTTTGTCAATGTATTAAATGGTGCTACTATTTGTACAGGACAGTTGCGATTCATACTCATTACATCATTCAATGCGTTTGCGAAACTAGGCGTAGTATCCCAATAACCATATGCATCGGTTGCTTGAATACCAGCAAACACATACTCTGCACCCATCGCTTCTGCATACGCAGCAGTCAATGAAAATAAGATCATATTACGATATGGTACATATGTAGAAGGCTGCGGTTCACCTAATACATCTTGAATAGTAGGCATATCAATATCAGTGCCCGCAATGTTTGCACTCATAGGTTTTGCAATTTCTCCTAGAATAGAAAGATCAAACAATTTACGATGAACACCAAGTTTATCACATAATTGTTCTGCACGTTCAAGTTCTACTCGCTGCTTTTGTCCGTAATCATAACCAACTGAGTATACATTGTCAGCACCATATTTGTGTGCTGCAATAATAACAGCCGTTGAACTATCAAGTCCGCCACTATGTGTAATAACTACTTTGTCTGTATCAGGTAATGTATTCATTACTTCGTTTAATGTCATAAATTCCTCTTAATTATTAAATCATTATACTATGATTGTATATATTTGTCAATCCCTGATATGCCATGAAGAACCTGATAACGCTGTTGTTAACTTCGTTCTCTGTGCACGATCTGTTACACCCAAATCGTATTGTCCATGATCTCTTGCTGTGTCTACTGCGCTTTTCGCAGTTCTCAATTCCCATCCAAATACTATACGAAGCGTCTTTATTGCAGCAATATAAGTGTCTTGATCGCCTGTCACATCATACTGCAATAGTGCATGTTTAGTGCTGTCACCAGCAAACATAGTCATTAACATGCCACCACGTATAGATGGGTCTAGTGCGTCAAACATCGCTATTGCCTGATCACCACCAAATTCTTCACCAAGTTCGGTCTTACAAACTGCATAGAATTCTTGTACTGCATCCATTAATGCATCACTTATTTTCATCTAATACCCAATTGTACATATACTTATCAGTATTCTTTTATTAATTCACTTATCTATTATACAACAATAAGCCTTTCATGTCAAGTATTAGTTAAGATATAAACCATTTAGGTATTGAACGACCTGTCCATGTCATTTTAAATCTAGATTGCTTAGTCATATAGAACTCGCGATATGATCTAACTGCATCGCCAGGATGCATACATTCTGGATTTGATCCCATTGCAAGTCTGAATTCAGTTTTTGATTTTCTTACTATATTGGTGGGTATTGCTTTGAGTACTTTGCGTAATTTAGTATCTGATGCATGTACTTTTCCATAGCGATATGTATATTCATCACATAATGCTATAAAGTGAGTGTAATGCCATTTATAGTTGGTATCTGATTCGAATGTCCATTCAGTACAAGGATGATACATATGTACCGCTTTGTACAATACATCGTCATGTACTGGATGTGACCATTTCTTTACCATACGCTTGCCTGAATTAGAAGGCGCTGTGTATAACTTACCATCTAACATACGATGAACTGTAGATAACATCTGTGCTGACTCTAAAATCATTTTAACTACGTGCTTATCACATTGTAGTTGGGCTGCTTTTATTGGGTCATTATCAAGTATGAATAAATTCATTAGTGTACTACCGGCGAATTAGCAGACTCACATAATTTATTGATGCATTCTTGTAATAGATCATATGCTTCTTCTTCTGCATCACGTGAAATTTCTAACGGGGAATCAATATGTAAATCAGCAGACACAAAATTCCAGTTTATAGAATTATCTTCGTATCTATTTTCATCGTCTGACAAATAACCATTATCGATAACCATTTTTGCAATTTCTACAGCATTCATAATATTTCTCACTTAGATTAATGTAAGACCTATTATACAATAATGAACATCACTTGTCAATAGTTTTTAACTAATTATTTTAATCATGTTACGTTTGGTCGAAGTTTGCAATTAGATCATGGGGAATTCCGTATCTTTCCTGATTGAAAAACTCCCTCCAATTAGTTGGTAATTCCCAATCATCAAACGACATCATATCTTCTCCGTATTTTAAATAAGATTTTTGCAACATCGCAGTGTAGATTTCATTATTGAGATTAGCTTCCCATGGTGCGCCAAGACACAATGTATACTTTGTTTCACTATGTGTATTAACCATATCATGAGGCCATCTACCACTAATAATATACGGTTTGTTTGTATCGTGGTTTACAACGTATCCGTTAGATGTTATCCATCTAAGGTCTGTTACGTTGCCTCGGAACACATATCTAAATTTATGCTGAACTGTGTTGAATTTATCTGGAGCGCAATCGATATGCGGGGCCATTGCTTTACCTATAGGTGTAGTTATGACCACCATCTGACTACGCATAGTCCATGGAAATAAGTGCATTTCTGCCCAATCAACAAATTCTGGTAATTTGTCTGTAATTGGCATCCATCTTCCCTCAGGAGACATTAATACGATTGAAGGACTAACTCTATAATCATCTGAAACCATTTCAGTTTCACTATCTAGCACCTGTGATATATCAGGTGGGGATGGTATGTCTAATGGCATTGATATTAGATTTGAAAAATCAATCTGTTTTTTACTCATTTTCCTTCTCCAATGATATTGAGTACGGCGATATTGTTGCTATATTTTGCCAACAATTGGGATCATTTCTACTTGTTGGAACTGTGCAATATAATCCATCCAACACTCTAAATTCGGATATGATATACTTGTTAAATGTAGACACTGCCTTTTGAATGGAGTTGCGTTTTTTTGCTGTTTGTATTGAAAAAAATGGTTGGTATCCATTTTTAATGCAATCATCAACCAATTTGTTGACCATGATAGATGCCCATTCTGTGTGGGCAAGAGAACTGCTTCTGTAGGTTGGCGTTACGAAATATCGGTCAAATATACGTGCTTCTTGATTGTCGAACTTTCTAATTCCGCAAAATGCTACAACATTAACCTCGTCATACAATACATAAAATCCAATCCACTTTGTCCATGCTTTTTCAAACTGATCCAAGGTGTAGTTATTTCTGTTATCATCCTCAGTTAAATGTGCTTGCCTAAAGGTATACTTTGCAAGTTCTTTATCAGTAATTAATTTAAAATGCACGTCCCCATGCCTCCCAATACATCCGGTATCGTTTGAATGCTCTATCCCATTCTTTTAAATTTTTTACATTGACGACAGTAAATACTAGAGCATATCTGTCTACATCTGAATTATTAAAAACAGCATGTTCTATTTTATCTTCTTCAAACGTATAGAAATGTCCGGTTGACTTAAAATTATATAACGCTTCACCATCACTATCTCTAAACGCATTCTTAATATCGTAATGTGTTATAATAGGACATATGACACGCATGTTTTTAGATGCAGTTTCATCTCTATGATACGGCATTGTGCCTCCTGCTGGAAGTTTAACAATACGGGCTCGACATATATCAACTGTAGGTGTTCTGTCAGCATCAAACGCCCACATTGAATTTAGATCAGATAATAATTTTTTCACATCTGGATCATCTGAAGGTATAACAAAGTTTTCTTCATTAGTTTCAACTGTGAACTTATCGTGATTCGTGTTAAGAAAATCTACAATGTCGGTATTGCCCAATTTGCGTTCCACACTTGTTAGGTATCTAATATACTTAGACCCATCTCTATTTGATTCTCGACTGTAATCACATTCATGCAAATTTAAAAACTGTACTGCACATTCCCTATCTTTGTATATGTTAAGATAACTCTCTGTATTAGAGAATGGACAAAAAAACTTATCTTGATTCTTATCAATTATATTACGGACTATATCAGTATCAATTCTTAGATGCCATGTTCTATCAAAGTGTTTCATAATTTCGACTGGGTCTTAGCATAGTATTCGAAAAATGGAGCAACTTTGTAATCATCAGTTAATATACCACGTCTGGATGATCCTGAATCTGGTATTCCATCATCATCCACTGTCCAATCTGTTATCTTTCCTAGCATTACGCCAGCGGCTGTTTCAAATTTGTAAGTTAATGATCTCTTCTCTACATGACCGTCTATAGTATCTATAAACTCTATCCCATTTCCATGCAGATCGGTTACAATTTTTTTAAGTTCGTGTATTGTGAATGTATGGGTATCTTTAAAGAACCCTATTTTACCAACAGATTTTAATCTAATCATAACTGGGAACTTAGTAGGACTAAACTTTACATTATGTTTCAGCGCCATCTCTACAATATATTCTATAAGAGGAGCAACTACGTGTACATTACTCGGATCAAGAATGACATTAATGTGAGGCAGCATCTTAACTTTAAATATATTTTCTAGCGCAATCATCTTTGATTTAGCATACTTACCATTGTCAAAGTCCATATACACTTTGTCTTCCAATCCGCCATTCATTGAGATACCTAATAAGTTTAGACCAGCATCTTTTAGTTCTTGTGCATAAGGTTCACGTCTTAGTTTTAATCCGTTGGTTAGAAGAGATGGCCTGTGACCACTGGTTCTCACAATCTTTATTAACTTAATAAGGTCAGTATTCATCGTTGGTTCAGCGCCAATAAATCTAATATCAGTTCTTTTGGGCAATGCCTTGATTGCTTCTTCAAATCTTACAAGATCAACATCTGGTATACTATCATTATTCAGCATTTCCCCAAGATAACAATTTGCACAAGTCTGTTGACACTTGTACGTTGTTTGAATCGATAGAGTTTTAAATTCATTTTGACTTGTGGGTAATTCATAATACTTTGTCACTTTGATTGTCCTTTTATAGTGTAATACTATTTAGTTACCAAGTATTACTTGGTTCAAAGTGAAAGAGATACTTGAATAGATACACTATCGCCTACATTGAAGAATTTATTTGTTTTGAATGATAACTGCATATTGTTATATTCAGCCATAACAATATTTCCATCATACTGTCGAATAACTTCTGTAGTGTAATTAGTATTACATTGTCGCTGACTTTGATAACCAATAATCTGCTTCTTAGAGGACTTCTTATTAGCAATATCTGCACCAGCAATAGCACCAAGTAATGTCGCTGCATCTTTTCCTTTTCCGCCACCTACACTATTCCCTATCAGACCTCCAAATATCGCGCCTGCGAGGACATCGGCAGTACTTGCATCATTTGTGTCTCCGTAGATGGGTACATTAACATTTGTACATACTTCTACAGGGGTTTGCACACTAATGTTACTATACACTTTCTGCACTGATTTCACCACTGCGTTCTGCATGTATGTCTCTGCTGATGCCATTGTTGCCGCTACTGTGGTTAATAGTAATGCACCACCTAATGCGATTGATCGTTTATAACTTTTCATTATTGTTCTCCAATTTTATTAATACTTTGTAGTACATCGATTCCCAATGTACCTTTTAGTACTTTCAGTTTAGTTTGTTTGCGTTCATTTTCTGTTACGCTTTTCATGTCGTTTTTAAATCTCTCAACTATTTCGTCATAGACATCATAATCTTGATCATAATCATGCATAATTAAATCCTACATCAACTCAGGGAACATATCCCCAACATAAGTTCGTACTCTTGCTTCCACGAGTGCATCAATATCAATTAGATTCTCTTTAGGTCGATGAATTCCATCACTCTCAACTGCATCTTTCGCCACTTGCAGCAATTGTCGTTTATTGAGACTAGTTACCGCATACGGTCGTACCGTTCCTGATTGTACCGCACTTAGTATATAATCTGCCACATCGGTTATATCCATTGGTACTACAATTTTTGTGTTGATACGCTTAATTCCATCTTCGTATAATTCAGCCCGCATAAAATGTTACTTCCTATAGTTGTTGTTCAAATTTAATAATTTCAGGCATTAGTGCCTTCTTCGTTTTTGCTGTTAATACAGTTCCATCTGGTTTATATGTAGCAGTCCATGAACTGCCACTTTTTACAATAGACCAGTCTAATCTTGAGGTCTTCATAACAACTCTTTATTAGTTGTTTCTAAAATGACAAAACTACCAAAGTAAGATTCAAACGTTTGAACCAAATTAGCGTAGTCACCACTCTTCATTTCACTTAAAATTGCATCACCATCATAACCTAATCGTGTTGCTAATTTCGAGGCATTTCCAAGTAGACAGAATGCATTGCCTTCTGGTCCATCAAGATCAATTGTCATTTTTTCTTTTAACTGTTTTTGAATAATAGTCATAGAATTACCTAAATTGTTTCTAGTTGAGGTTTTGCTTCTAAGATAATATCACGAACCATTTCACGGTCAATTGAATCACCCTGAAACGGCAGCATAGCATTACGCGCCAAACGTATTCCTAATGCCAACAGAATATCGTCACGAGTTACACCGATATCGTAGATTCCACCCGGTCCGTAAAAATCAAGAAGGTATGAGATAAATGTTTCAGTTTTAGTATTCATAATAGTTTTACTCTCTGATTAACTTATGTTACTATTATACAACGATAAGCCTTACTTGTCAATGAGTTTTATGAAAATAATTGAATTTAATTTGCGAACACATCAGTCGATGCCGATATGATTGTAGCAGTATATGGGCCACTGCCCACTGAATCATCGATTCTTGCTACAGGTGGTTCATCACCAATTACATCACTGCTTGCAGATGTAATCACACTAGTGTGACCACAATCTGCTGTAACAGTATCGCCTAGTCTTGCACAAGGCTTGTCATTGACAACAATGGTTGGCGAACCAGAAGTAATTGTACCTCCGGTCGTTATTGGGGTTATATGCGCAGTACAAGTTCCATATGTGCGATCTCCTACTCTTGCTACACCCCTAGCCATATTATGCGCCTGCCATTACAATGCCAGAAGTTTTCTCGCTATACATCTTAGCAGTTTCTTCTTCTGTCTTAACAATGCAAATAACACCATTAAGTCTCATTGTGTATTTCGCGTCCATTGACGAAGTAAACATGAATGGAGCCATTCCCATTCCACCATCATTTGCGATAAGCATAGTAGGCTTAGATAAAACCAATGTGTCGGCTGTCTCTTTTTCAAGACGTGCTACCATTTCTTCACCGCTGGCTAGTTTAATACTGATGACATCGCCATCTCTGTAAGGTACTTCTATTAACATTCTTCACTTCCTTTAATGTATTGGGCTAATTGATCGTATCCGCCTATTACGTTTCCATCAATTACAATTTGTGGTACTGTGCGTGCTTGTGGTGCAATTTCTAATAATTGCTCACGAGTTACATCAACACCAATCTTTCTTTCAATAAACTCCATATGCTGAGTTTCAAGCAGTATCTTTGCTTTAATGCAATATGCACAATTTTCTTTTGAATAAACTTCTACCATACTTTCTCCTCCTTTAATTATTATTGTATTATAATGACATACCAGAAAAGGTATCCTTCGTAACGTCCGATGTTACACCGCCTATAATATATGACGATAGTTGAACTTCTTGTGGTGCTACTTGTACATCTGCACCAGCAATCCATTTTTGTGTCCAAGGTAATGGGTTTGCTTGGGGTACTTTGTATGGACAAGATAAGCCCACTGCTACCATTCGCTTGCATCCGATCCATTCTACATATTCGCACAATAGTTGAGCATTTAACCCAATCATTGAACCATCTTTAAATAGATATTCTGCCCATTGCTTTTCTTGTTCAATTGCATCTACAAACATTTGAATGCATTCTTCTTCTGTTTCTTTTGCGATTTTAATATAATCTGGATCATCTTTTGGCAATATCTTTAATAGTGATTGCGTGAACGCCAAATGTAGATTTTCATCACGTGCAATAAACTTGATAATTTTTGCATTACCTTCCATCTTTTTAAGTTCTGCAAACGCCCAACTACATGCAAACGACACATAGAAGCGAACACCTTCTAGTATGTTTACACCCATTACTGCCTTGTATAACGACTTCTTCAACTCGTACAAGTCAACAGTGATTTCTCTACCATTAACCTTATGTACGCCTTCACCTAGTAAATTGTACCATGCTGCTTTATCAATTAGATTATCATAATTTACCGAAATAGCAGATGCACAATCGACAATTTCCTCAATTTCCAAAATTTCATCAAATACAATAGATGGATCAGAATATACATTACGAATAATATGTGTATATGATTTACTATGAATAGTTTCATTAAATGTCCACGTTTGAATCCATGTTTCTAATTCTGGCAAACTAACGATAGAACCAAATGCTTCACTAGGTGCGCGTCCTTGTACACTATCTAGCAGTATTTGACGCTTTAAATTAGATGTGAATATATGTTGTTCGTTTGCAGTTAGTTGCTTAAAATCATTAGAATCTTTTGTAACATCAACTTCATCTGGGATCCAAAAGAATCCCAACTGCTTCTCTGTTAATTTATCAAACTGCTTGTACTTGAGAATATCGTATCTCTGTAAACTTACTCGTCCTTCGGGATCAAGAAATGCTAATGATTTCGTATGATCTTCTTTTTTTGTTATATTAAAAATGCTCATGTTTATTTATATTCCTTTATAAGACACAACTGTCGCAGTCTTCGCCTTCAATTTCACTCAGTCCCGTTTGTGCTAACGGCTCTGCATTCATTTTATTAATGTCAATCTCACCTTGTCCATCATACGTGTTAAAGTAGTAAAGATTTTTACCACCATATTTGTAGAACATTAGTAAGTGCTTCATCATGGTACTCATTGGAATCTTTTCATCTTCAAAGTAGATAGGATTATAACTAGTATTTACGCTGATCGCTTGATCAATATATTTCTGTAATACTGCCATAATCTTTAAATAACCTTCTGGTGACTCTTGATCCCATAATAATTCATACTTATTCTTTAATCGATGTATTCCCGGAACTACTTGCTTGAGTATACCATGCTTTGATTGCTTTACACTTACCAAAGAACGTGGTGGTTCAATTCCGTTTGTGCTATTACTTATTTGCGCGGATGTCTCGGCTGGCATCAATGCCATTAATGTGCTATTACGTACACCAGTTTTCTTTATCTGTGTTCGTAACGCTTCCCAAGGCATACGCTCTTTATACGCTACTAATTCATCTACTTCTTTTTTACGAGTATCGATTGGTAAAATACCATCACTATACTTAGTTTCATTGAAACCAGAACAATGTCCTTGTTCTACTGCTAAATCAGCAGATGCTTTAATCAAATAGTATGACCATGCTTCTGTCCATTCGTCTACTAGTTCAAGATCAGGATTACTATAATTAGTATCGTTCTTTGCAAGCCAATATGCAAAGTTAATAATACCAACACCAAGTGGTCTGCGCTTCTGTGTACCTAGTTCTGCTGCTAGAACTGGATAATTCTGATAACTCAATAATGCATCAAGTCCTCTCACTGCTAATTCACATGGCTTCTGAAAATCTTCTAGTACTTTGATATTGCCCCAATTCACTGCTGACAATGTGCAAGTAGCAACTTCACCATCACCATTGAATATATCTGTCATAGGAGATGTAGGTAATGTAATCTCTGCACATAGATTGCTCATTCTTACAGGTGCTAATTCTTGCTTGAATGAACTATGCTCATTTACGTTGTCTACATTCATCAAATAGATGCGACCCGTATTCTTTCTCTCGTGCATGAAAGTAGAAAACAATTCAATCGCAGGCATTGACTTCTTACGGATTTTTGTATTACGCTCTGCTTTTTCATACAACTCTTTAAATTTATCTTGATCTTCAAAGTATGCGTCATACAATCCAGGAACATCACTAGGACTGAATAATGTAATATCACCACCAGAAATCAAACGCTCATACATAAGTTTATTGACTTGAACACCAAAATCTAAATGCCTTACACGATTGTCTTCAGTACCTTTATTGTTCTTTAACACCAGCATATCTTCTACTTCAAGATGCCATAACGGATAGTACAATGTTGCTGCTCCACCTCGTACACCACCTTGTGAACAACTTTTAACTGATGATTGGAACATCTTATAGAACGGGATAACGCCTGTGTGTGCTGCATCACCATTACGAATAGGAGAATTGATAGCACGAATACGTCCTGCGCCAATTCCAATACCTGCTTTTTGTGATACATATTTTACAATCGCATTTGATGTTGCGTTAATACTATCTAGACTATCATCTGACTCAATTAAAACACATGAACTAAACTGACGTACATTTGTACGAACACCAGCCATAACGGGAGTAGGTAATGAGATGTCAAAATTACTGATTGCATCATAGTAATCTTTAACCCATTTCATACGATTGACTGTGTAACTACCAAACAAAGTTGCAGCAATCATCATATACGCGATTTGAGGTGTTTCAAAAATCTGACCTGTCACTCGGTTTTGTACCAAGTATTTTCCACGAAATTGTTCCATTCCAACATATGCAATGCTTTGATCACGATCATGTTTAATGTAATTGTTTAATTGATCAAGTTCATATGATGAATATAATGAAAGAATTTCATCATCATAATAACCACGACCTATGTTATCTTCAATCACCTTAACTAAATGATCAGGCTCAAATGCATTATACACTTGCTTTCGCAAATGATAATTAATTAATCGACCCGCTACCCATTGATAGTTTGGAGTTTCCTCAGTGATTAAATCTGCTGCTGCTTTAATTAATGTTTCTTGAATTTCATCAGTTGTTATTCCATTATAAAACTGAATACTACTTTTAATTTCCACTTCTGACGGGCTGACGCCTGCAATATCATTGCAAGCATAAAAAACAACTTTGTGTAATTTATCTAAGTCAAGTGGTTCTCTAGCGCCGTTGCGCTTTTTTACCATTATTTCCTTCATTTATATCCTTACCTGTTTGGTTTCAATATTATTTTACTAAGTCGTCTGAATACCATGTATTCAAAATTTCACATTTATCTAATACGGACACTTTATCTACTATACCATAATTATGATTTAATATATATTTGTTGTCTAATCGTATTACAAGTGCTACACTCGATTTACCTGCATCTTGTACTAATAGTATATCACAAGACCAATCGCATAATTCTAGTGTGTATGCCATTCCAAGCGCAATCACATTTTCATCGTATGCACCATTCCATAACAAGTCCCATGGATTGGGCCACTCTTCAGAGTTATATACATCTATAACTCTATTAGATAGTGGTGCTAGGCGCCACCAATCTACGAGTGTTTGTAAGTATTCTTCATCAGATAAATCTTCTAATGAGTCTAATTCTGTACGAAATGACTTCCATTCCGTCAGTCGTTCCTTGGGCATTAGTTGCCATATTGTATGCACTACAGTGTTGCTTTAAAGTTATTAGCCAACCATGCCAAGTTTGCAGTTTCGGTATCTGTCGTAGTATATTGTAGTGTGAATATACCAGCAACCATGCTACCAGAGAATACATGATCTAATAAACTACCTGCTGTAGTCGCATTAGTTGTGTGATTGTCAGAGATGGTGTGCGTATTATGTTCGCCCACTAAACCAGTATCAACATTGACTGCAATGCTTAATACTCCCTTTCGTATATGTCCTGTCGGATTTCTTAATGAATATCGTATGTCTACGTTATCATATCTAGTTCCATCAAACGAAATACTAGCGATATTCGCATTGGTTGCTGGACCCGTAAGTCCGACAATACTAGGATCATCTAATCCTACATCTGGTTCGAATAGAAAGATTTCTGAATTATACTTTAATACAACATTTCCAGTTCCTACGCCGGGCGCAGTAGCAAATGTAAAAACAAAATTATTTTTGGTATAGTCAACAGACTCTACTTGCAATACAGTATCTACATATACATTATATGATACACCTGGCGCAGTATCTAAATCAACACCAAAATTAAATTCGGTATCTGTGTTATTACCATCAAGTGCTGCTTGCGTATTACCAATGAATAATCGTTTTGCATCTAATGCATATCCTAATTCACCTTCCAGTAATATAGGAAGTTGCGCTAGAGTACCACTTCGTTGTTTTTGTAATTTTATTTCAGTTGTCATGTTAATCACCCTTTTTAGTATATGTATTTATTAAATTCTGGTAGCAAATTATGCGATATTATAGTATTCTTCCAATCTTTTTGCCCATTTTAGTTCCCATTCTGAAAACTCACCAATCTGCATTTCAAACAATTGCCAAAGTCCTTCTCTGCTGCACATGAAAATAGCAACGTCTTTTATGTCAGTTCCATATAGTTCATTATGTGCTAACGCATACGCAGTGCCCTGTAAGAAGTAATCGCCAATCCATTCACGTTTCTTAGGCTTATTCGTCTGCTTGAAATCCATCACAGTTGGTTTGCCTTTCCACATGCCTAATAAGTCTGCTGTGCCTGCATATAAGTCAGGATAGCATAAACTAACTTCTGCTCCCCATACTTCATTCAGTTCAGCATCAATATTCTTGATTACTATATCAGCCATCATACGAGATTGAAGTAATGTTTTACCAGTTTCTTCATTGCCTACATATTCTTCGTTTTTGACATATGACTCTAGCATCGCGTGCATTTGAGTTCCAACCCTTGATGCCTCTGTCACTATTTGTTGGGCGGCTTCATCACCTACACGTTTCTTCCAATCTGCTAAGATTTTCCGATCTCGTGCAGGCTTCGTAGCCGACAGTACGGTGGTGACACTAGGAACAGGTTCACCATAGGGGTTCTTATATAAACGTTGACCATTTACAGAAGTTCGTGTTAATTCGCTATAAGCGTAAGGAGTTTTAATATTTACCATAAAGATATTATACTATTATAATACCCCTATGTCAAGTGTTATTTACTAATTACCAGTAAATGTACCATGAAAATGTGTTACTTGTTACAGTATTTGTGATACGCTCAATCTTGTAACCAAGATTGGAAAAGTGCTTCATGACTGAATCCATATCTGAATATTTTGCACGATTTGTTTCAGTTCCTTGCCATGTATTAAAGTAACTAACGCTTGAAGGGAGAGTTGCTGTTGAAGTTCCTGCTACTAATCCCAAACTAGCATTCGCTGTACCAGCACCAATTACATACTGGTAACTATTAGTACCAGATGTGGTTATCTTTAATCGTAGTTGATCAAGTTCTTTATATGCAAGAACATTTGGAATTGCTGCATCATTTATATCAGCGATTACCGCATTGAGACTTGTTCCAGTTGTACCTAATACAACAGTTACTCCCTCAATGATAACAGTGGTAGAATTAACAATGGTGGGAGTAGTAACTGTTCCCGACACAACTGCATCAGGCGTAGATTCTGTCATGACTGTACCATCAGAAACAGTTGTTTCATAGAGTCCCGATACGGAATCTGCAATAATTGCTTTCATTATTTCTTGAGTTTCATTAAAGATAGTTAAATCTTGATTGCTGTTTGCTCTTGCCTGGGATGCGTTTAATCCTACACTCATGTTATATGTCCTTTTTAACTTGCTTTCTTGCCATTTTATCTATGCGCTTATCTTGTTGATCACGACTTGGTTCAGAAGATGATTTTCCATCTCTGCCAAAAAAGATGACATCATCTTTAATATTATCAACTATGGGAATAGAATCTAGTATATCAAACAATATTGAATGATCTATCTCATTTCCCATTTCTGCAAGAGATTTTGCCAATGTATCAATACTCAAACTAGACATACCTTCTGCTGCTGCCACTGAAATAATATCAATAATAATTGATTTAATATCACTTGTGTCTTCAACGACAATCTCAGAAAAACGCATTTTAGTTTCTCAACGTAGCAAATGCTTGCTTTAGCAAATCTTTGCTGATTTTTCCGTCTTGTTGTGCTTCTTTAACCATGCGCATTGCAGAAAGATACTTATCTTCTTTCATTTCGCGACCAATTGGATTTTCTGCACCTGATGCTGCATCAACGCCTTCAAAGTCATCACCAATTTCTAACTCATCATCAGCGAAATCATCGCCCATGCCTAACTCGTCACTGACATCAGTATCTAATGTATCCATTGATCCACCGCTTTCAACAGGCTGTCCCTGTGCAACTAATAATGCATCAGTAACTTCACTATTAGCAGATTTAACTGCGTCTAGTGCTGCGCCAATTGCTGCTTCTGCTGACATTGTGAATGCTTCTGCTTCTGCTGTACCTACTTCTTCTTTCATAGCATTAGTGATAGACATAAGGTCCTCAACTTGCATACTTGCTAAGTTTTCAGCCATTTTCTGTAAATCGTCTGCCATTTGTTTAGCAGCAAGCAATACTTCTGCTTGATCTAAATCTTGATTTTCTTGTAATTTCATGTTAGTATCCTGAGTTGTTTTTTCTACTTCGTTCAGTACCATATTGATACCTTCTGATATTAGAAGTAATTTTTGGAAATCTTTCGCACTAACATCTACGCCAGATTCGCGCAATGCTGTAATACGAGAGTTAGTTGTTTCTTGAATCTTGACAAGTTTTTTTGTCTCCATGCTGAAATTGAATTTAATATCAAAAACTTCATTCAAGGCTTTTGTTAACTTGGTAAATTTGTCTTCTTGCAAATCGTGTAAAATCATGTTAGGGCTCCATTAAAAATTATATTATAATGTATTTATACAAAAACTAAATTACTATTTAAATATTGCAATGAAGAAGTGTATTAGTTGTTTGATTACAATAACTTTTTTATTGCAATCTTCATCTTGTGCATCTTCTCAGTTGCAACACTATGCTTTGCGGCTGCGATATCAGACTCAATACTTTCAGTTAATGTCTTCTGTCGTCTTTTTTGCGCTGCTGCTTCTTCTAGTGCAGATGCATATCGTGAATCATACTCAATAATAGCTTTGGATTTGACTGCATCATTCTTGAATAGTTCATTCTTTATAATTGCCATTGCTGACTCAAATAATGCTAAATTTTCATATCTACGAATACCATTTTCTGCTACTGTATAATAGGTTTTTAGATAACCAGATATATTGTGCTTTTCTAATAAAATATTAAATTTATCAATACCTACACTTTCTGTTACCTTATTGACTGATTCAACGAATTGTTCCGATTCAGTTACAATATTGGTTGCTGCTGAATCAGTTGCATCTTGTACTTTATGTAACTTAGCCAAGATATTATACATTTCTGTAGCATCTTGACTAATATTACTAGGTACTTGATTTCCAGTTGCATCAACTACTGGTGCTGTTTTATTATTTGTTGCATTTTCTAAATTTTGCAATATTTTAAGCATGTCCTGCGATTCTTGATTCATTATAAACTGCCTCTAAGTCTCTTAAAATATACCTTGCCTTCCTTAACCACTCTAGTAAGTACGCCTTTTGATACTAATGATTTAGCAACAAATGCTTCACGCTCGGTAAAATCTGATTTGCATGTTTCTTCAACTATTTTATCATATACTTTATATTCTGTATTTGATAGTATGATTGAAATACCACCCGGACACTCAACAAGTTTCATTACTTTAGACCTGCGAGTTTCTTTAATCTATCAATAGCACTTGCATTAGCAGCGGCTGAATTTGAATTCTTTTCTGCTGCATCTGAATTTGCATTCTGTTGTACATCATCAGGATCAGTAGATGTCGTGCTTCCTGTAGAGACTGTGTCACTGCCGTATGCTGCGTTCCCGCCTGCTGCGCCTGCTACTCTACGCTCTTCAAGTTCGTGTCCCCATCCTTTATCTTTTAGTTCTAAATGTAATTCTTCTGTGTCTGCATACTTTTCTTCTTTACCATCTTTGCTGTACATCATATGCGGTTCAAATGCTTCGTCGGCTGCTTCATCAACAGTATCTTCTTCATCACGCTTATCTTTTAAATCTGCTACAACGCCAGGAGACTGCATCTCTTGCATGCTGTCATCTTTGTCATACTGCATATATTCGTCATAAGACAAATAGTAATCAGTATCTGGATCATAATACATACCTTCTTTTGGATCATAATATACTACTTTACCAGAACGTAATGGAAATGGACCTTCTAATCCTTCACGCTCTTGATAACGCTCTCTATCCATTGGTGGAAGAATAGTGTATCCTTCTTCTAGGTCTAGTGTGATATACTTAGAAAATAAGTCTTTATCATCATTCTTTAGTGCATTAGTTAACTGCAATGTACCAGAAAAATTTAATTCTCTAAGTTCTGCACTAATCTGTTCATCGGTTAATTCTACACCAAAATTCTCAAGTGCAAAATCGCGTACTGTATGTATAATACTATTATTCTTGATTTCCATTATCTTCTCGACTTATTTAATTGTTTTACGATTTTACTCGTTGGATTGACTCGCTTTGTTTTTTGCGCTTTCTTTGTCATCCTAGCACCTTTCGACGCTTTTGTTTTTTTCATTAAGAAACGTTTTTTAATATCAATTGGTGCTGCGCATTGCTGTGGACTTGCCACAACTCTGCCTTTTCTCTTTCCAACTGTACATCTAAATTTCTTAACAACCTTATTTCCTCTCTTAGCAAAAACTACTTTTGATTCGGAAATAACTGTATTGTATGCTTCATTAATTATCATCTTTTATCCGATCCCTACCATAGGTCCCATCGACTGTAAATCTATCATCAGCATAACGACAACTGATACTAAACCTATAATAATTGTTCCTGCTGCTCCGACAATCAATCTCATATTGTTATCTTTGCCAAGTCTATTTCTATCAACCATTTCAGACATATCATTTGATATTTGGTCAATTTTCTTTTCTAATCGTTCATTATTATTATCTATTTTTTCTTCTATTCTTTTATTGGAATTATTAACTCTATCTTCCAAATTAGTAAATTTTTCTTCTAACACGCGATACCTCTCTGCACATAAATCCACATGGGCTTCGAGATTTTCACGCTCTAATCTTGACTGACGTATTGACATAATTTATTCCATACTAACCGCGTCTTCAAAAGAGCTGATTTTCATTCTTGGGACGATCTTCGCCTCTTATAAGTATTTATGCAAAGTGTCTACTATATAAAATATATGTTTTTGATTTTTTTATTCTGAGTAGATAAACTACTAGGATTTAATTTAATTGTTTCTGACAAATCGGTGTGCACTGGTACATTATTACAGTCATTTATTAAATGCGTGTATTTTTCGTCACCAGATTTATATGCATCTTGTATATCTGTTGTAAATGTCATTTTCCAAACAGAATGCGTATCTTTGAACTTTGAACCGAATTTATATTCATCCATAGTCGCTTTTTCAAGTTTTGTTACGATTGGATTTAATGGCTGAGTGCGCATACTAAGAACTTGTATCAATGAATTTAAATTCTGGGCTTGACGAAATTCCATAGTTGAACCCTTGGGATTATTAACGCCAGTATCAGTGATATCAACTAGCGTGTATAATACATGCTCTGCGTTCATGTTAGAGTTCTAACGCTTTACCAGCGGCATACCCTACTGCAAATGCAGCGGCACCTTTTGCCAATGTATTGCCAATACTTGATTTTTTCTTGTCGCTAATCTCAAGACCCTTGTCTTTTGCAAACTTTGCATATAGTGGCATCAAATCACTGCGTCTAGCGTTTATTCTGAAATATCTCATTAATTGAGTTGTAACCAATTGCTGTTGTTGTGTTGATAATTTAGTCCAGTCCTGTGTTAGTCTACGTGCTGCACGTAACTTAGGATCTTGAATTTTTAAATCTTTTTCTAACTTAAAAAAGAACTGCTGCGCCACCGCTGGACTCATGTTACCAGATTTTATCTTTTGCAAAAATTGCTTTATCTTCGGGGTATCAATCTTTACTTTACCCATCAACATAGTATCTCTTTCATCAGTGAACATTTCGCCTGGACGCTGTATACTGAAAATTGTTTGATACAAATCAGGACTGCTGGGACTTGGTCTATTGAAATTTCCCATTGCAGTAGCACGCTGTGCGTAGGCCTTTGCAACTGGTGCATAATTATAATCATTGCTCATTGCATATAAACTCATAAGACTAACGAACAAATGATCAGTTAGACCTCTTGCTCCTGTATTTGCAATTTGATCTCTTGTTCTGAACATTCTTGCTTCACCTAGTGTTTGCATAAATTCTAATTCATTTGACATTATCTTACCGCCCCTCTATTTGCTGCACTAAACGTTGCTCTTGGTACTAACTTCATATCACCTTTAGGACTAGCAAGTACATACCCCTCGCCTCCAGGTTGACCATTAATGCTTTGCTTCACTTGACCACCTTGACTGTCGAATTTAGCAATGATATCGTCTTTCGTAGCCATAACTGCTGCTACTACATTCCATAATGCAACGAATGCAACTTTATGTTGACCAATATATTCTAATACTTTGACTTTCATTTTATCTGACACTTGCTTTCTATTCTCTAACCAAGTTGGAAAATCTGCACCTAAATTAGTTAGACCAGTGTCTACTTTACTATTCATATATGCGTATAATAATTCTGGCAATGCCTTCATTTTCTGCGTAGTTAGTGTGTTATCATTTAATAACTCATCTACGCCCGCCGCATTCTTTTTAATTATTTGCTCAAGTTGATCAATTGCGCTTGTATCAACTTCAACAGGTTTTTCGGTTGTCACACTTGGTACTACCAATACATCTTTTTGGTTGTTAAACATTTCCATATGCGTGAAAGGACCTTCTTTTCCATTAGCATCTTCTTCTCTATGTATTACAATACCAGATTTACTTGCGCCAATGCGTTTGCCTAAGTCGCTTTCTACATCTACTGCATAATCAACAATCTGTGGCTTGAAAACATAGTTATTTCCAACAACGGGTGGTGTTGATTGATATAATAGATCACCTTTAAAAAATCCTCTAAAGTCTGTTGGTACTGTTTTTTCATATATAGGAAACAGACTTGATAACTGTTTGGCGAATGCTACACGCTCTGGGTCTTCTCGGTTTATTCCACCACTACGATTAAGCATAATATCTTGTAGTTGTTCAGCACTCTTTGCTTTACCATCTGTTTTCACTGCTACAAAACCTGACTTGTCTGTGAATATAAACTCACCGTTTTGATCACGACCAAATACCATTGCAGGACTTCCATCCCATTTAAGCGTTACTGCTTTATGATCATCTCCTGACATACTGCGAAGGGCTGCAACTGCTCTCATAGCACCGCTACTACCTTGGAAGAATATTAAGTCTTCTATATGCTGTATGCGACTTTCTGATAGTGTTGATTCACCTAACTTGGATACATCAACATCGTATAAATCAGCGCCATGTTTCAATCTGCGTTTTCGTGCATCTCTGTCTTCGCGCTTCTTTCTTCCTGTAATATTAATAATTTCTGAAATTTTCATTTATTGTCTCGTAGTTTTTTTACACCTCGTGCAAAACGAACAGGTTCTCTATTTTTAAGATCCAAGATCATGCGCTTTTGCAAATCTTGCGCTATCTCAGCATCATACGTCTGTTCTATCATTTCAAGAAGATTGATCATACTACTCAATACATTTACTCCGCGCGTTTCTATTAATTGTGCGTTATCTCTGTTTGGTGCAATATTGTTAATTTCTTGCAATAATGATTTGGTTCGTTTCTTCACGTCGATATCTCCATGCTTATGTGTATTTATACTTTTAATCTTGTTTTCTTAAAATACTACGTAGACGTGCTGCTTGATCTTCTGTACTAGTTGCTTCGGGAGCAGGTTCATTCGGACTATCAACTATTGTGTTTTTCTTCTTCAATTTATCATATATTGTACTAGATTGATTAGTTATGGTATCTTGTTCATCATCAGGCAAGTCAGTTATACGCAATCCTTCAATATCAAACGCTAAATCAACTTTTTGTCCTACACCAGATGAACTACGTGTCTTCATAAATTGAATTTGATACCTACCGCGCTCTCGCATCGCTTGACTTGTGAATATACCAATTACGTTGTCTGCTGTTTGAATCTTACTCAGACCACCAGAAATATGACTATGATCAAATTCTACTTCTTCAACTGCTGATCTATTTAACTGTGACGCAGTTGCAAACAATACGTCATTTTCTACTGCAAAGTTACGTAATTCTTCAGATACATATTTGTCTTTAATGAACAAGTCACTCGCATTGATCTTCCGTCCAGCAGGAGTCATTAAATCTAAGTAGTCAACTAACATAGCATCAATGCGCACACCATTCTGAACTTCAAATTCTCGCATATAACTTGTCAAATCATTTGCAGTGATACCGTTAGGAACTTGAATTATCTGTAGTTTGCCCGCAGACTTACCCTGCATTCCTACTTTTAACGCAGTACCTTCTACATCATTGAATATTGATTTCGTATTCATACCAGTTAGCATGCCGTCAAGTCGCAGACCTGACAAAGATTCACTTAATTCTAGTGAAACATATAAAACATTCTTACCCATTAACGACCAATTAAGTGCTAGGTTTTGCAAGAATAAACTTTTACCACCACCTGATGCTGCTGCAAATATATTCAACTCGCCTGGGTTGAATCCACCAAACAATTTGTAATCAACTGACTTCCAGCCAGTGCTTGTTCCTGCTCGTGAATGTCTCGCCGCTTCAATACGCTCTTTAGGATCATCCCAATAGTTAATACCCATGTGCTTTGCAAGACCCACTTGCACTGCTTCTTTGATAATGCGTTCTACTTCACCAAACTCACCCTTTTCTACAAGATCAGCACTTTTAAGTATAGCAGCCTCTAATGCTTTATGTTTACAAAATGCTTCAAATTCATCGATAAACCAACTCTTATGCCTATCATCAACTGTATCACCAATACCAGCCAACTTTACATTAGTTAGTGCTTTTATCTGATCTGGTGTAGGCAAAGCACCGTAAGATGCTACATGATCTTGTAGTAATTGAACTGCCTTTCTAAGTGTTCTGTCGAAGTAACTCGCTTCTAAAATATTATTCACTCGTAGAAATAAATCTTTGTCTTGTGCTAGGAACTCAATAAAAAGTTGCTGCAATTCTACAGTGTATTCTTTTGTTTCACTCATTTAGTTTCTCATTTAGTTATTGTGCTGTATTATAACATACTGAATTGCTATTTGCAATATTTATTCATCATTACTTGTATTTTTAGTGGATTGTGTATCGCACTATCTAGTATAGTCTGTATGGTGAATAATTCACCATATTTTAGTGCCGCATCTGCTGCGTCTTTACATTCATCCCATTCTGGGAATGATACGTACCATCCGCGATTGATTGCTGTATCTACTAATGACTTACTTGCAGAATCAGCATCGGGTAATAATATAATTTTTTTCTTCAAACTATCGATTATATTTCCTTGTTCGATATTTATATTATTTGAACCAACTGCTATTCCATCAGTGAAGTATGCATCCAGTTGTCCTTCTGTTACGATCACAATCTTTTTATTAGATTGCTTATCTAATCCATATACGAAATCTAGTTTTGGTTGCTTAGTGAAATATTTTGGTATTTCTTTAGTAATTGTTCCTACCCATCGTGCAGTGTATCCTACTATCACACCTTTATAAAAGAATACATGAATAAATCTATTCTTCATTCGTGCTGGTGACATAGATGGTGAATAATAGAAACGAGAATCCATAGGATCTAATCCTCTTGACACCATGTATTCCAATACTCTCTCAAGTTCAGGAGTTACCTCGGTGTACTCGGATATAGGCTTCGCACCTTGCGGCAATTCTACTGGTTTCCAATTGATCTCTACCGCATCATCGTTTGATACTTTCTTTAAAAGAATAGTCTCAATATCGCGATCTTCAAGTAATCTTAATTGTAATCGTTGAATATCACTTGAATCTGCACCAAATGCTGTATATAATGCTTTCAGACGGTCGTCTATTTTATTGTCTAGCGTGGGCCAGCCTGCTGTGAAATTACAGTTGAAGCAATTGTATTGAAAGGTATCTTGCTCTGGGAAATAGAAACCACCACGACCTTTTGTGTCGTGAGAATGACCCCTAGTAGCACATACAGGGCAATTACCAGAAACCCATCCAGACGGATTTATCTTCCAGTTAGGTGGTATATGCGCTCTTGTAAAATCTATTATTAATCTCATGTTATACATTCTACACGATTAATGTGATTTTGTCAATAGAATGTTACACTCTTATTACGATTTTATCCACAGTACCACTAAATGTATTATCAATCTTCGCTCTCATATATGACAAGTTAGATTGTACTGAAAACGGCTCAATACCAGTGAAATTATTGAACTCGTGATAATCAGCGAATGGTGACAAATCTAAATCAAACCAATCACTTGGTCCAGGTGACTGTGCAGTTGTTCCCTGCATATAAAAATCACCTGTGTAGTCAGTGCAATATACGCCAAATGTAATCAACCCATTTGGTTTATTATAGTAAGAAGGTCCTACAATAATTGAACTATAGTCAAATATACCTTCTGATGTAAATTCGGTTACGATTTGAGAAGTTAACGGTATTGCATGTGCTTCATCTGATATCTCTACTGTGAAATTAGGGCGCATATTCTGATCTACATACATAGGCAATACAAGTCCTAGTTCATTAGTATATGTTAATACTAAATCACATAGACCAGTATCTATATTTGATAAGTGAGATGCACGTACTACTAATTTCACACTACCTAGATCATAATCGGTAATTGTACATGTTGTACTTAATATCGTACTATTAGATTCCCTGTATACTAATGATGCATTAATATTCATATTAAATAATGAAATTGGTTTGCGATCTTGATTCTTTATGAAGAAATGCAACTCATTGTCAAGTCCCTTAAATAATTTAAGACGATTGAAATTAACGGGCGCATTGATCGTTGTACCACGTGTACTATTGTATTGCGATGAACCTGTGGCTGTGCCGTGATCTTTTAATATGTATAGATCACCAGATTGATTTATATTGTAACTTGTGCTGTAATTGCTCATTTTATAAGTCCCTGATTATATCTTGTATTTATGCAGAAATGATGAAAATATTTTAGTATAAATAATAGTAATGCAAAAACAATATGAAGAATTACTCGACCAATATCCATTTCTGACAGTGCTATCTTACGCCGGCAACGAATATGTTGGTGTCATGCAGAACATTGACACTCAAATCGCAAGCATGTATATGTTTGAACGATTGGAATCAGTAGATGAAAAGCAATTATTTCTTATGCTAGGAGAAGAATGGTGGTGGGAAACTAATAGACAGTTACCGATCAACATTGCCTTGATCAATAGGTGGCATTTTCAACACTGTATACAAAGTTTTAATGTAAAGCAAATGGAAATAATCGCTGGTCCCGAAGTTAGACTCAGCAATTCCATTACAAAAAGAATAAAACGTAGAAGTATTAATCTTATGAAAAAGAGTCTTTAACGATCTTGTTTAATTGCATAACCACTACCATTGCGTATGAGTGAGCGTGACTTTTCTTAAAGTAATAAGAATCATCTTCTGGCTTAACCCAAATGTCGTTCATCACAGTATCCCAATCTTTGCCAATTAGGTGACTCTTTGCTGGTCGTATCATTGCCAATACTGCTGCCAATTGACCAACACTTTTAGGCTTCATTTGTTGAACAATTCCATAATGTGAATGTATATGGAAACATTTCTCAACAATTTCCCTATGCTCTAATAGATCCCACATGGGTTCCATTTCAAGTAATTCATCAAGTTCTGCTTTGTTATTGATATCATTATATACTGATACATTCAACAAATCCATTTTAAAGTAACCCATCTTTTCGGCATCTTTATGATCTATTGTCGCTAAACCATTATATGGATTAGTAGGAATCTCATGAAAATATACACCTGTGTTGTGCTTTTTTTCAGTATGTTCTCGCTTTATCATTGCAGGCGTATTTTCAATTAGAGCAAGTAATTTATCTCTATTCGCAATATCTATGTCAATATCTGTATTAACTATCATACTAATTTATCCTATACTCGCTTGTTTCAAAATAGTTTCTACCCATTGTAAATCTTTAACTTCATTTTTACGCTTTAATCGTATCTGCCAATATTGAGGATCAATATAATCTACAATCATTTCAATCTGTTTATTATTCAACATATCCAATAATCCCTGTGCATCATTACTTGCATATATAACCCAAGGACTGATTCTACCAGAACATATATGAAAAACTGCTAGACTAGGCGCTACTGTTTTGAAATATGTATTCCAATCACTTTCTCTATCTTCTGCCCAATCTTGCATTGCTAGTATTGTTCGCTCGACTGCTCTATCAACACTCTCAACTTTCAATCGCTCTTTTACCCACCCACTAAATCTCGCATCATGTGTCCAGTGATCTAGTTTTACTTGATTCTTTAGTAACCAAGTGGTGAATCCAATTACATCATCTATCTTAACCTCAATGCAATATTTGCCAAACTTTATGAACGCACCATAATACGAACTTTTTGCAAATTCGGTATAAGATTTGTCTTTCTTTGAATTTGTCCCAATACGATAAAATAACTGATATGCACGATATCCTAATTGAACATCTTTATCTGTCTCTTGCATATGTCGTTTTTTCTGTACACATAGATGTACGATAAGCGTGTTTTCACGCTTAAAGTCTTTATTGCAGTATTCACATTTATACGATTTTTGTTGCATAATTTATAAACTTGTTATTCTCATTTAAGAAGAGCAGTTGTTTCTTTTTTACTTAATCCAAAATCAAATAGCAATTCTCTTAGATCATTCTTGTCATGCATACCAATAAACAATTCTACTTCATCATCGTTTAAATTAGGGTAGTTTTCTTTAATGAATTTAAATATCTTCGTATCTGTTCCCTTCTTGCCAGGAGAAATCCACTCATGATATTGACTAGTTCCTAATGACAACGCTTGTAATAACTGAAACTGTAACTTGGGATGATGTCTAAGAGTATTAAAGTGAATATTTACTAATTCGTTTGTCCACTCTAAATAATGCTCTGCCAATTTACCTTTACATGAACTTATGAACCGTTGCTGTGTCCACATATTCTTATTATATTTCACAGTCTCTTCATCAGTTAGACTATCATACCAATTGCGATCACGTGTATCAATTGCACGCATCTCATTTTTAATATTTAATTTACTCATATTTAAAACACTATTTTCAATTCTAGGGGTTGCTTTTTATCTTCTTTAACTATGATTGCTTCTTTTATTATACACGTAGATACGTCAAATGACAACCTAAACATCATCAAAGCACTAATATCATTAGTATATATTTTTACATCATCATAATAAGCAGTGGTCATACTATTTGGCATTGTGTCTTTTAACCATTTTCTCATATCAAGCATACGTTTATGTGATTCAGGATTACTCCTACTCCATTGATATTGATGCTGAGGCTGCTTAACTGTAATAGCATTCATTCGAATAGTTACACTGTATACATACTTATCATAGTAGTTCTGCTTTCTTATAATCTGCGTTATTTCTTTGTTATTAAGCAACTCTCTATGTGCTTCATCTTTTGGGGACTTTACTTGCACTATATCAAAAAGATTAGTATTTTTATCTGTGACATGCAATAAGAACTTAACTGCTTCGTCGTTAAGCATATTAAAGTATACGCGCAGTGTGCATCCATTCATACGATAATAATAATTATCCCCAATCACTATTTTTACATCAGTTGTATTATTTTTGATAATTGGTTTAAGTGCCATTAGTCTTCGATGAGTACTCATGTGAGAATCAGATAATTTAGTCGTGCATATATACATACATGAGTCATAACCATAACACAATTTAGTAGTCATGTCCCACATATCGTGTTTCACTATTCTTACATGATGATCTTGAGTCATAATTTATTCCTAAATCAACTCACTAATGTCTAATACTTCTGGTATCTTATTTACTTCTTTTATAAGATAGATACATTCTGGATTATCACCATCACACAATGGTACTGACAGAATATGACCAAACTTCAGTTTTGGGGCATGCCATTTTACATCTGTAAACACATTAACAATATTCACATCAAGATATTTTGGGCTATAGCCAGTCATTGGGTTCATCGCAATTGTAGTGAAACCTCTATCATTTAATCCCATCAAACTAATTACTTCAGGATTTCCTACTTCTGGGTCGCAAATAACAATACTCCAATCCAAAGGTACATTGATCGTATATTCACCAACTTGCAACACTGCTGCGGGACTATAAAAACTTTCTAAAAAGATTAATGGAATAAAATAATAATCCACGTTCTTTGGGTCACTGTAATCTAATACGCCATATCGTAGATCATCTACTAATTCTGGCACATCATCCAATTCGTAGGTCTTATTCTCAACCGTTAGGATTTTCATAATTTGGTTCCTTATTATTAATGTAATACATTATATCACATTATATCATACGAGTCAATAGGTTTTACTTGTAATCTACTTTCTCTATTGAAAAAGGATAATTTGCTTCTTTATAAAATTTCTTACGTTCAGTCAAATGACGCTTACTAAACTTTGCTGTACTCGTGAAATCATATATCTCTACAAAGTCCTTATCATCTGCTCTACGAACACCACGTCCAATTGATTGTATTACACGCACAAAACTCTTACCAGGCTCAATCAATACCATGTTAAATATGCGTGGGATGTTTAATCCAACTGCTGCTACACCATATGTCGCAATAGTAATACTATTAGTCGCTTCATTAATTTCATCGTATGTGTCTTTACGATCTGTAGACTTCATTGCTCCCTTAACGAAAGTAGTATCACCGCCAATATGATCAACTAACATTTCGCCTGCTTTAATGCGATCAACCAATACCAGAGTATTACCAGATTGTGATATTGTCTTTATTAAATCACCCATGTAACTAATACGATGTGCATTCGTTGTCAAAAATGTCAATTCACTTTGATAATTAGTATAGTCAGTGATTTCTTTCATTTGTACAATATTAACATGACAATTACTTAGTACACCCATGTCTTGTAATTCTGATGCTGCTAAACGATTTACTACATTGCCCAAACTAACTTGCAATGTCATTTGTTCGTTTTCTGCTTTTGGTATTGTACCTGTCAATCCCCATCGTAAAGGTACATTAGCAAATTCCTTAGTAAGCATATCTTTTAGTACATCCGCCTTTGCTTGGTGAACTTCGTCTACTATGATACAGACTACATCCTCTGCAAAGTCTTGCAATCCCCAATCTTGCTCACCATTCTTGAATCGTTTACGAATTACGTTAAGACTCTGCCATGTACAAATTGTATGAGTTCGTCCAAATTCTTTTTTATCACCAAAGTACACACCAACATCAAGTCCAAGATTAATATAATCTGCACATGTTTGATTCACCAAATCTTTATTTGGGACGATAACAATAGAACGACCATACTTCTCTGCTTTATAACTTAACGCTGCTGTAATCAATGTTTTACCAGCACCTGTTGCAATCTCTTGTAGACACTGAGGTGTTTCTACAAACTTGTTGACAATTTCAATTTGATAATCACGTAGTGTTACAGGTTGTCCTTCAAAACGATGCTTCGCGGGCCATACTTTATGTTGAAACGTAGATTCATCTACCAAATCAAACTCAAGTTTATTATGGGTTCTAAGATCGTCTAGTTCAATCTGATAACCATCTTCGATGATAATAGGAATCGCTGTCTCTAATAGACTGACAAATGTAATACCACCAATGGTAAAATATCGCTCACACCCATCCCATCTACCTAATTTATAGGAAGGAACATGTCGCGCATAAGGCAAGAAAAACTTAAACTTTGCCTCTAGTTTTTTTCTAGTGGTAAGTTCAAGTCCTTCTATCTTTGCATTGACTTCGTCTTTCAATATAATTGTTGCAGTTTTAATTGTTGTTCTCCAATTTGTTTTACTTATTATAACCAAAGACCCAGGATTCCTGGGTCTTATATAACAGTCAATAAACTATTATGCAGTTGATCGCATACAAGTGATTTCTGCCATACGCTGCCATTTGTCACTTTTGGTTTTACGCAAGTCTGCAATTTTACATACCATACGTAGACTAATCTCGCGCATACGATCTTTGTTATTATCTACAAAATCAACGATTTCGGTTTGCTCTGCTTCTGAAAAACCATAATCTTCTAGCATACCATCCTTAACAACTTGACGACAACGCAATAGACGCTCACGTGTACTGTTCATAGTCAGATCAAGATAGTGACAACGCGACATAATTGCATCTAAGTGATCTTTGATCTTACCACGTACTTTGTCAAATTTCAAGTTAGTAATGAAAATTACAGATCCTTTAAATTCAAATGACTCAGGAATTCCTTCACGACGGAGTGCTGAACTTTCAGTGTTCCAAGAAATCCTACGCTTCTTAGAACTATCTAACGCTGCTTTTAATAGGTTTAATGATAATTCATCATACAACACCGAATCACAATCGTCTAATACAAGTACATTGTTAGCATCAGCATAACGATATAACAACTTATATAAACCGATTGCAGACGCCGCTCCTTTCTCAATGCCAAATCGCGATACTGCACCACGTAACTTATCAAACAATGAATTCTTTTCAATAACATTCTCAACACCGAATGACTTACCAACTCCAGGAGGACCTGTTACTACCATTCCGCGAATATCACCATCTACTGACATTTGAGTCATTTCATCTAAGATACTGAATCGTTCACGTAGACGCTCAACAATCTCATTATCAGTTTCAGTAGTAACCGACTCAGTAGTATCTACTTCAATGATAGATGCTGCTGCGTTCTTACGAGGACGACCTGCTTTGCGTTTTGTAGTGGTTAATTTGATTGTTTGAGTAGTCATGTTTTAGATTCCTATCTAATTAATTAATGAAGTTCTATTATACAGTAAGATGTATTGGTTTGTCAAGGGTTATTTAAGATATAATGCAAATGATGTTGCATAATGTTTAACGATGTACGACTGTGGTCGAGTATATTCTGCATTTGAAGGACCACGATACTTATATCTAAACTTCCCAGGATATTGACGCTGCACATCATCTACATACATCATTGGGATGCCCTTTGCAAAACTTCTCTCGTTGGGTGATGTTTCAAAAATCTGCAATATTGAATCAAGTTGTGTCATAATTTTCTCGCTCTTCTTTATTAACTTACTTAACTATTATAGCAAGGATCATTACTTTTGTCAAGTGTCTATCCACAAAAAAACCCACATTTGTGGGTTTTTTACCTAGTTTATATTATTGTATTTTCAATAACAACATCGATTGCTTTAAGTAAAATTCTTTTACTTAATTTGTATAGCAGTTTCGCTAGCTGCAAAGCCAATAAGTACAGATCCTATAGAATTTACAGTAGATATTCCACCAACAGGCTGCGCATAATATTCAGCACCTATGGTTAATCCTGTAAATCCATCTAGTCTTCCGATAAATTGAACTGGCTTTGTTTGTCCAGCAGTTCCCGTAGTCGTTAAGAGTCCAGCTACTTTTCCGGACGTGAGGGTGGTTGAACCTGTTACTCCATAAGAACTAATTTGGGCGCTGCCAGCATCCATTCTGAACATCACAAACTTTCCACTGTCATTAAGGTTAGCTAATAACGAGTATCCCTGAGTAGCAACTACAGTTGCCAATTGCTTAACAAGTGTTGTACCTGTTAGTTCAAGTACTTGAAAGTTGGATGCAGCCGCACTTATATTTGTACTAACAATTATATTAGTTGAGTCAAACGGGTTAAACATGACTAGACCTTCGCTTGAATAATCGCTACCACCAGTGTCTATCAGTACAATGTCTCCAAAAGTAAAAGTATCACCAGATATAGTTGCCGCTACAGCACTGTATTGATTATAAGCCATTATTCCTTCAGAAGCAAACACTACTTTTGACGAATCGTTATATGGAAAAGCTATAGCACCATGACGATTATATAAACCCTGTGAACTTGATGCCCCTGTGATAACTTGTTCAGTACCAAGCGTAATTGCAGAACTTGAAATAGTTGCGATACGAACAGCAATGCCACTTGAAGTACCATACATGAGAACAACTTTGGTGCCATCATCTGGAAAGAACATTATACGAGCGGGATTACTATCTAATCCGCCAAAAGCAACTTGGCTATTGTATGTTGTCTGATGAGTTGCAGAAACATTGTACATAACAAGAGTTTTAGCATCTCGTTGTGTGTACACAAGTCGCCCTGCTACTCCTGGAACCCATTTCAAATCACCAAATTCAATGCCAGTACCTACCATGTTCTGAGATTGCTCAGTGCATGTAGTACCGGATACAGTAACAACACTCAGATATGCAGAAAATACTCCACCTGTATAATCAGTATAATATACAGCTAATCTACCTGATGCAGTATTGGAATCCCAAGAAATTCTAGGAGTAATGTGTTGATAGGAGCCACCTTTAAGCAGTAGTGTCGTGCCCCAAGTGATGGTAGTACCACTTACTGTTGCAACTGTAATCCTACAGCCTGTGTCATTGGCCTGGACAATAGCAAATCGATTATCATTTAAAGGATCCGATTCTATGTCGCCTCTTTGAGCATAGATGTTTGTCGATAATGTGTGGGTAGCATTTTCGTAATAACTTGCTGTGATAGCAGCAACACCAGTAACAGATTCTACTTTACCCAATGAATTTATGACTGCTACGCTGCCTGCTGCCATATCTTCGGCTAGTACATAGTCTTCGGTGAAACCACCAGTTGCTCCAGTTGCTCCAGTCGGACCTGTATCACTAGTTAATAGTAATGAAGTAGATGAAATTGCTCGTCCTGCTTCTACGCTAGGTGTTCCAGCAGTAGTGGTTAACGTGCCGTCTGTTTGTACATAGTAAGTTGAGTTAGTAGTTAAACCTGTTTGGTTGTCTGAAACAGAACCTGCTAATGTAACAGTTGCCGTTTCTCCATCAGCGTATGACGCAGAAGATATACCTATGAAATTAGATGCTGTTTCTGTCGTTAAGTTTGGTGCGGCTACTGTTGCTAATTGACCGAAAAGTGTAGCACCATAATTTGGACTGCCAGTTCTATTTCTATAAAACGCTATAAAGCGACCCGATGTATATGTATCAAACGACAAACTAAAATTGGCATGATTTCCAGCAGCAACAATGATGGGCGTAGCCGGCGTTATAGTCATACCTGACACTGTGCTTACTGTCATCTCAAAGTTGGAATTGTAATAAGCAGTCGAAATAAGACTAGATAAACTAGAGTTGTACGAACTAAACATCGAACCCCCTATAGGAGTAGCGGTGCTTATCTGTACTGCTGTGCCAAACGTAAACGTGTTTCCAGACACCGTACAGACTCTAGCATACGAAGGTCCATATCGGTACGCCATTATAAACTTGCCAGGGACATTTGAATCAGAGAATATCTGATTTCCATCAAAAAGTCCACCATTTCCAATGGACTGCACTAATGTTACTGCGCCTGTCGTTGCTGTTGTTCCAGATACAGTGCCCGCCAGTATTTCAAAATTAACATTGGGGTAAGTAGACATGTTTTCATATGACAAAACATAATTACCAGCAATGCTACTATCAAATGCAACACTAATATCTCTAAAATCATCACCAGTTTTAGCTGTAACTGGTGTTCCAAACGTCAATGTAGTACCAGATAACGTACCCGCATAAACTTTAAGACCAGTAGAACTAGAGGCTGAAACAACAAATGATCCTGATGTGCTAGGGTCAAACGCAAAATCAAAATCATTAGTTGTAGTCGAAAGGAACACAGTTTGACTACCGAATGTTACTGTAGTTCCTGATATAGTACCAGCAATCATAGTTCCGTAATTACTACCACCTCTATAGATTACCGCGAAACTGTTAGGTGTCACTGGGTCAAAATGTACTTGACTATAATAGCCTGTAGAGCCGCTTGATGCCCTAACTTTAGTGCCGAATGTTACTGTCGTTCCTGATATAGTACCTACTGCTGCAAATAGTCCATTATCTCTCCAAGTTAAAACAACTCTAGCAGCCGTATGCGGATCATAAGCAACAGATGGATAAGTTATATTACCAAATCCCGCATCAGTTTCAGTACCTTTAGGTATACTTTCGAGTGATCCTATAGTATTAATATGTGATACTGTACCATCAGAATTTAAAATAACTGGTACGCCATTTGGCAATGTGCCTGATGCAACAAAATCTGTACCACTTGAACCACTGCTACTTATCGCTGTATCTACATATGTCTTGTTCGCTGCATCTGTGTCTACTGTAGGAGTACCTACGCTAGTGATTTTATCACCATTCATGTCGATTGTCGCTTGCATATCTAACGAAGAATCCATACGA